GACCGCGCGCGGAACTCGCCACCAGGCAGCCAGCGCCAAACCCGGGTGCAGCCGTAGCGCATGAACTGGCAGATCAGGTAGCTACCGGTCTGCTCCGGGTCGTTGCTGGTCATGGGGCCTCCCCTCACATGAAGAACGGCATGAACTGCGCCGTCGGGTTGGTCGCGGTGATCAGGGCGCCGATCACCGCCGACGTCGCCGAGCCGGACTGCTGACTGGTCGGCGTCTGGGCGCTGTTGGCCACGCTCGGGTTGTACAGATACGGGTTCGTACCCGGGTCGAGCTCGACCGTGGTGCCCGTCGGAGTGGAACCCGTAGTCAGCCCGGTGCCGTTGAAGCCGAACCCCACGTACAAGCGGTTGATGCCGGTCGGCGTCAGGGTCGGGAACGTGACGGTCGTGGACGCGGTGTTGGTGATGGAGCCCCCGGCTCCGTCCTGGGCCCACACCGTGCCGATGCCGCCCCCGGAGTCAAACTCTTTGCAGTTGAGCCGGATGGTGTTCGTCGTGTCCGTGTTCGTGATGGTGATCGTGCTGGACCCGGCAGTGATCACCTTGCCCATCCACATTTCAGTCTTTGCGGGCGATGCACTGCTGAACGGCCCGGCGATGCGCTGCCAGGCGCCGTCTAGCCCTGACCCGCTGGCGTTGCACCCACCGCCGGACACAGCCGTAGTGGTGATGTCGTTCGCGTCGGTCGTGGTCAGGACGAGCAGCGCCCCGACAACGCTAGGCACTACCGACAGCGTCTTGAGACCAGTCCCGGTGGCCTTCCAAAGCGCGGTGGCGTTCGCCGTGATCGGATTGGTAGTCCGAGCGGCCGCAACGAACGCGGGCGCCCTGGTAGGCCGCAGCCACAGGGCATGCGCTGGGAACGCCCTGCCAGTACGGGCCACCTACTCCGACCAGACCAGGTAGCTCGAGACAGCAACCACGGCCGGCGCCACGCACTGAATGGCCAGCCCGGACGCCGCCGGAGTCGAAGGACTATCCGGCTCCTGACCCAACGGGAACTGCACGACAAGCCCAGACGTAGGCGACACGTACCAGGTGCGCAGCGTGACCCCGACCGTCGGCGCCGTGGTCGCGTACACCCCCGGTGAGGCGGTGGTGGGCATGTACGCGGTGCACAACGACGCTGGGGACGCCGAGTCCATGGGCGTTGCCGCCTGGGTGATGGTGCCACCGCCGACCGGCGCGACGGTAGTGCGCACCAGGCGCACGATCACCGGTACGGCCGCTGCGGTGGTGCCGTTGAACGACACTCCGATCTCGTTGACCGCGATTCGGCGGGTGGTGCCGGTGATGGCCACATCGAGGGTGACCAGCGCGGTTGCCGCACCAAGGTTGATCGCTTCGGACGCGGCAAAATACTGGTCAGCCACAGGAGGTGCCTTTCATCGGAGAGAGGCGCGCATAACGGCCTGCGAGCGGATGGCGATGGGACGCGGGGGCATGCCCAAGATTTCGACCGCGACCATTCCCCACCAGTCGGAGGTGACGGTGTAGCCCATGGTCACGGTGCCGCCAGCGGCTACGGCTGAACCCGCGCCGTTACCAGCAGCGGTGTCCACGTTGTTGTTCAGCAACCACTTCTGCGTACCCGACGTGATCGCCGATCCGTTGCAAACCACGTCCGCGACCATGTTTCCGGCATGAGTTCCGGTCACCGCGCAGCTAGGCGCCGCGCTGTTGCCGAACGATGTGACCGCGGTGCCGAACCCGATGGCGTTGGTGAACGACATCGAGCCGCCGGTGATGGACGCGAGCGTTGTCGAGATGGCTACGGTGTTCGCGCCGGTTGCGGGATTCACCAGGCCGAATAGCTGCGCGTATCCCGCCGTTTGGTTATCTGAGTTGATCACGCCGAGCGACTGCATCGCCACGCCGTTGTACGTCGCGGTGGTTGTGCCCGCGCCGGTTAGACCGATCGCCACCCCAACGATCAAGGCAAGGTTCGACCCCGTGCAGGTGTGCGACCAAGAGCCGGAGGTTGCCGTAGCCGAACCAGCGGTGCCGCCGCCACTGGAGGAAGGACCGACCGCGTCGAAAGTGACGGCCACTCTAGTAACCCGGGGCGAATGCTAGAAGTCTCCACTTACCCGCGGTCGAGTTGTACATGAACCCCAAGAAATCGGTCTTGCTCGCGGTCGTGGTCAACACCGGCGACGTCACCAAGGATCCGAACGCGTAGTTCGTGCCGTAGGTCAGCAACCGCGACCCGGTCACGTCCTGAATCACCTCGATGAGGATCATCTGACCGTCGGTCGCGTTGGTCGGGTTACCCAGCGCCCGGGTGCTGCCGACGCCGGAGGTCATCGTCAGCCGGAACGTGTTACCCAGGTTGGCGTCGATGGCGACCGTGGCTGCGTCGGTCAGCGTGACCGGGGTGTTCACCTGCTTGACGAACGTTGCGGTCCCGGTGAACGTGGGACTCGCCAGGGGTGCCTTCAGGTCGCAATACTGCTTTGTCGTGCTCTGGAGCGCCAGAGTCGGATCAGCTGGCAGCAGAATGGGTGCGGTGAATACCCGCTGAACTGTCATTCAGGCCACCACCCACGTAGTATGTAGATATGCATCCACCAGCTACTCCAACCAACTGTCTCGGCTGCGGCGTTGACTCACGCGAACTGTCGCGCTGGTACGGCCGTGGTTACTGTCCGCGATGTGGAGTGAGACGCAATCGGCTTGGACTCCCGATGAGCCCTTCGTTAAAAATCCCGTTATCCGAAAGGGTGCGGATTTCGACTGAAGGAAAGCACCCGGCCGCGTGCTGGCCTTGGTTCGGGTACGTAGATGCTAAGGGGTACGCCAACACGGGGAAGGGCCCCGCTCCGCGTTTCGTGTGGCTTCGGCTGGTTGGGCCGATCCCTCCGGGATTGGAGATCGATCATCTGTGCCATACGGAAGATCTAGACTGCGAGGGTGGAGTGACGTGCCAGCACAGGCAATGCGTGAACCCGGCTCACCTGCGTCTAGTTACCAAGCCAGTGAACCTTGCTCGCCGGAAGCGCGTCACGCGCCCCACCTGCAGCACCGGAAAGCACCCCAAAACCGACCAGTTCGGGTATCGAAACAGCCGCAACGTTTGGCATTGCAGCCCCTGTAAGAACCGTCAGTCCCGGGATTCAAAGCGTCGCAAGGCAGCCGAGCGCAGGAGCAGCGCAGGTCAGGCCCAGCTACCCAGCGACACCACCTGTGCGTACCGAGTCCCGATAGCCCAGTCCTCTTCGACGATGTTGCATGAGTAGTACATCGCGTACTCAGTCGTTTCCGAGACGGTGATCACGCCTGCCATGTTGACGACGTCCAGGCCGCCGGCGACTGGGCGCCCCATGTGCCCCATCACGTCGCTGCCAGCATCAGGGCCTACTGCCGTAGGCGCGAACGCGAATGTCAACTCGGTATCCGCTACAGACGAAAACATCCGCATGGACGTGGTGAATAGCCACATTCCGGCAGGGAAAGAGAACAAAGTTCTGTATCCATGCACGTTATTGCTGATGGACGGAGCGCCAGTTCCGCTGGAGTGCGCAGTGTAGTCATACGGTAGCTGCAGACTTGTGTTCTCTTGCGCTACGCTCGCGCCACCGTAGACTTCGAGGTTCAGAGTCATGTCACCTTCTCGTTTCTAGCCGACGACCTGGATGACCCAGTTGTTCGAAGCTGGAGCAGCCGGGAATGTGATCTGCACGTTGTTGGCGTCGGTGGCCACGTTGTACATCTCGATCTCATCGCCCTGCGTATACCCTGAGGCAGGCGACGTGTAAGCGCGGATAGTGACTGCTACGGCTGAGTTGCTCAGCCCGTGGTTGTACGTGCCTACGGCCGAGGCGATCGTCCAAAGGCCCGTGGTCGCGGTAGGAACGACCGACACCAGCTTCTTGGGCACAACCGAGAAGTCAGCGCCAATGCCGGAACCACCGATGGTCACACCGGTGTTGGCGATCGCGGTGATGACGCTGCCCGAGATGGTGATGCCACCGTTACCGGAGGTGTAGCTCGTAGCCGTGAACGGTTGAATCCACGTCATCGAGTCGGCACCGATGGTGATCGTGCCGTTCGTGCCGGTACCGACGACCGTCTGCATCCACACGGTGTCAGGCGACGTTGTACCGGCGTTCCCGACGGCCACCATCGTGCCGGAGAAGATAGATCCCGTGGAGTTCGCGTCAGCGGTACGGGTCGCGGTGGAACTCGCGCCGTTCCAGTTGTACATTCCGTTCTGGCTGGCCGTGGTCTGACCGGTCAGCAGCATCGTGTCACCGGCGGCCATGGTGTGCCCGGAGAGGGTCGCACCCGGAGCGGTCAGGCTGATGTTGCTAGTCACCACGACAGTCATCTGCGTGGACTTGAAGTCCAGGCCCGACTTGAGGTTCGCCAACGCGGTGTTGAACTGGGCGTACTCGACGGCTTGACCGGAACTGGATGCAGTGGCCAGGGATGAGAACTGCTGGGAGTTCATGTTGACCGCCGCGTTCGGCGCGGTCATCGTCTCCCATTTGATCGCCTGCACGGCCGTGGTGAAGTCGGAAATCTTCGATGCGGTAGTCGTGCCCGTAGCGGTTCCAAGATCCTTGACGTCGATTGCCGTAGTGCCGTTCCAGAACTTGAGAGTCGGAATGTCCGAGCGGAACCAGGTCCGGCCAGCATCTGAGGAGCCCAGTCCAGTGGGATCGACAGTGATCGGGTCCAGCATGGCCCGCACCAGGGCGAACCCGAGGATGTCGAGGTTTGAGGCGAACCTGCGTGCGACAGTCATCTGCTAGTCCCTCAGCTCAAGAAGATTTGGCCAGTAAACGGGAACCCGAAAGTTATCTCGGTGATCCCGGCGGATGGGTGACTCACTGTCGCGTATTCGACCGTCAATGCCGGCGTGTTGGTGTCCAGGCACAAGATTCCAGCTGGCTTGAATGGAAGGTTGTGGATCATCTGCACCAAGCTTTGATTCGTAACCGAAGTTGCGAACCCCAGCGCTGAGCCGGTGTCGCCCGGTGGCCCCTGGGGCCCCTGTGGACCTGGAGGCCCCTGCACCGGCACAACCACTACGCCGGAGCTGGGGGGCGCCATGGCGATGCTCGGCGTCACGGGGGGCCCGATGGTGATAGAGCCGGGCAGGTTAATTGGCATTGACCCTCCCCTTGCCCCAGAGCAGGTCTTCGGCGGCGGCGTCGATGTAGTGCAGCCGCGCGTAGCTCACTCCGGCCGCCAAGGCGGTAGCGACCGACGACTTGTTGACCTCCCACGAGGCGTTGGCCCCGGTGATGGTCGCCGGCCACACCGTCGGCGTGCTGCCGCTGCTGGACGCCGACAGCCGTAGCTCGATCACCGTGCCAACCGCCCAATTGCCGACGTTGTTGGTGATGGTCGAGGCGAAGTCGGCATCGGCGGCGAGCTCAACGTTCAGGTCGAACGGCACCAGGCCGAGGGTGACCGCCATCAGCTGCCTTTCTTTGGGAGTCGGGGCACAACACGATGTGACGCTCGCGGGCTATCTCCGCGGTGCGCTCCGACCAGTTCGAGTACCGCCACCCGCAGCGATACGGGCAGGTCACCACGGGCTATAGCCCCAACTTGGCTTGCGCGGTGGTCCGCGCTCGACGAGAGCGGTGTGCGTACAACCGAGCGCGTTCACGATCACATGTACGACACTGCCGCGTACCGTTCTTGCGTATCATCGTGTTCTCTGGAGTAAATTCGTGATTATGGATGCACGCAGTCTGCCGTGATCTACGACCGGTAAAGCCTTCTCCGCGAATCAAGTTCTCTCGCAGGGTTACCGGCTCCAGATGTGCTGGGTTGCAGCATCGACGCACCCGACATAGGTGATCCAGCTGCAGGTCTAGCGGGATCGGTTCGACGAATAGCGTCCAAGCTAAACGATGTGCCAGATGCTTACCGCCGAAGGTGCCATACCCATCTTCACGGACCATGCTGATCGGAGTGAGCCAGCACCCATTGTCACCAATGTCAATAAGCGCCATGATGCGACTAGCGGTCCACGCGTTACGCTGGCGTATCAGCTCCGATTTGCACGTGATGCTGCAAGTTTTACGTTTGGCGGCGTTATAACCAGCAAACTCGATACCGCACATCTCGCAGAAGATCGTAGCCAAGGTCATTTAATCCCCAGGACATGCTCCGCTGTCGTCCAATTGGAAGCGATGGCGATCTGCGCCGCCGACAGCGTCACTTTCCCTGAGCATACCGCTGCGTGTAGGTCATTTTCGACAGTGTCTTTGCTATTCCGGAAGCCCTGACCTGGAAGGTCGGATGGCTGCGCCCAAAGGTTAGAAGTATCTGATGATCCACTTAATTCCAATGGAACTAGGTGATCATACTCGGTCGTTCCGCTACTCGCCGAGGCTTCGCCATACGCCCGCATCGAAGCTTTCTTCGCGGGACCAGTCTCGCTCACTGGCGGCCGGATGGTCGTGGCATACCCAGAAACGCAGATAGTGGTCTTAATATTCGCCTGCGTAACCGCGCTCGAGATAGATCCGGGCGTGCACACCGGGTCAGGCAACGGCTTGCCCGTAGCGCTCTTGCCAACCTTGCACGGCGACGCCCCCGGCAGGCCGGTGACGTGAGGGCTACCCGGCAGAACCTTCAGCGCGTCCGTCACCGGCGACGGGGCTTCGACGGCCGGAGCCGCGGCTGGTGGCGGCGCCGCGGGGTGGCACGCGGCGAGCAGGGCTACGCCAGCGAGCGCAACGAGGATCTTCACGGCTTCTCCCCCACCAGCGACGGACTACCCGGCGTACCGATCTGCGCCGACGCCAGAGACATCAGCACCGACGCCAGGGCGGCGCCGGCGGACAGACTCAACGTGGTGGTCCACGCGATGTGCAGGACGTCGATGGGACCCGCGCCGAGCAGGGTCAGGGCCGCCCCGACGAACGCCTTCACCGCGCGCTCACCGGTCGCCTTCCAGAACGACACGGTGCCCATGTCGTCAGCGGGCGCCAGGGCTTGGATCGCGGGGTGGGCGGCGAGGTTGTTGGCCAGCTTGTCCACGTCGAGGCGCAGCTGCGGGGCTGGCGGCTTGGGCGCGTTCAGCAGCTGCTCGACCATCAGCGCCGTCTGGTACGTGGTCACGTTGTTGCGCTTGACGAACTCGAACAGGTCGTACTGCTCACCGTTGACCGGGTCGGGGATGTCGGTAATGCCGCCGCCCCACGGGCCTTCCCTGCGGTCCCACACCGACGCCATGCCATCTCCACTCGGTTCGGGTGTTCCCAGGCGGGTTTTCCACACGAGGTAGCGTGCGACCGCGTCGTCCGCGTACGCCTCGGCCGCCGGGCCGGAGCCGTTGTAGTCCCGGAACCCGCCGCGCATGCCGCTGTTACGAATGTGCGCGGCCAGGGCGGCGAAGCCGACGGTGACGTTGGCTTCCCACAGCCAGCACCCACCGGCCGCATCAGCCTGCGATTGATACCCCGACCAGGTAAGTTGGAGCGGCCCGCAGCCCTGGCGACCGGCCCTGCCAGCAAGCACCGCCTGCTTGTACGCGAGGTACGCAGGCTTGGTCACGATCGCGCCGGGGGCATACGTGTTCGGGGCGATGACCACGTGATCGTGGCCCCACACGTTGTTGCCGCCGCCGGATTCCTTGAGTAGAACGACAGCGGCGGCGGCCAGGTCCAGCCCAGCCGCCGCCGCGAGCTCGATCACCTCAGGCGCCCGCAGGATCCCGCCGGCGGTGAGGATGTCCGCTGGCGTAGCGGCGGCCAGCAGCGTCGTCTCCGGCTCCGGTGCGCCGAGCTCGACCCACCGATCACCTTCGGGCCGCTCCGGATGCCACTCCCAGTCGGACACGGTCAGTGCCCGACGTGCGGCGCCTTCGCCGCTTCATACGCCGCGATCTGCGCCTGGATGCTGAGCAGCAGCGCGTCAGCGGTCGTGGACGGTACCGGGGTAGGAACCGGGACTGGAGTGGGCACTGGAACCGGCACCGGGACAGGCGTGGGGCCAGTGGAGACGAACGGACCTGGCTGCCCGGTGACCTGCAAGAACGCCGCGTTGGCCGCGTTCACGTCCAGGCCTTCGGGGGTGAGGTTGTTCTTCACCCACTCCTGCGACACCGCGGCATAGGGCTCATCCACGTAGGCGGTCCACGCGGCCGGGGTCATCTCGAAGTAGCCGCCCCAGGTGCTGCCCTTGATGTTGCCGCCCTTGGTGATTTTGTGGACGGCCACTGCGTGCCCGCCGAGGACGCGGTCCCGCTTCACGACGTCGAACACGGTGCCGTTGTTGAACGCGTTCTCGAAGCCCTGGGTGGCGGTGAACCCGATGTAGAGATTCCCGAACAGATACAGCGCGGCGCGCATCTCTTCGAAGTCCTTGGGGTCGATAGCGAAGTAGGCGGCGAGCTTGTGCCCGGCAATGCCGGTCTGCTGCCAGTACTTGAGGACGGTCTGCATGTCGCCGCCCTGGTCGGTACTCGGGTTGCCCGGCACGTAGCCAGTGGACCCTGAGTAGAACTTGATGACGTCGGCGTTCGAGGGCACGATCGGCGCGCCCTGACCGAACTGGGAGAACGCGGTCTCAACGTGCGCGGCGGCGGCGGCGGTGCAGTCGCCGAGGCTGTCGTTGGAGTCCATGGGGAGGTTCGCGGCGGCCGGTACGTAGGCCACCACGTCGGGCACCGTTCCGGCGTAACCGGCCTTCAGAACGCTCTTGAGCGGGATGCTCCGCACCAGGTCCCGGGGGGCACTGGGGAGCCTGCCCAACTTGTGCTTAGCCACGTGAGTCTCCTGTAAATAGGGCCAGCCACAACCCGCGCCCAGGAGACGGAAACGCGGGTTGTGGCTGGGGTAACGGGGTGAAGAGGCAGATCAGCCGGCGGGCGGCGGGGTGGCGGTCACGTCGAGGGACGCAACAGCCGCCTGCAGACCACTGAGGTCGAGGGCGGGGTTAGCCTGCTGAAGGGCCGCGATTTCAGCGTTGATCGCGGCAACGTCGCTGGACACAGACGCGGCGAGGGCGTCCAGGTCGGCCTGAGTGACAGCCATTTTCTCTCCTAATTGAGTGATGATTCCCGTCTGGCCAAGGACGTAAGACCAGAGGTCATTGAGACGTCGATCGAATTCGACGTGGGTGACGTAACGACTGGACGGCGGCGGTCCGGGTTGGGGTCCGGGCGGCGGCCCTGGATGTGGGCTCATGGCGATGCCCTTCGTTGAAGCGGTATCTGGCGCGCTACGCACTCGTCCGCCAACCGGCGCACGATGCAGGGAAATTCGGTGGCCGCCATCTGGGTGCAGCAGCCGTTGCAGCTGCCGTCGGCGGCCTGGATGTGCTTCTGCTGCAGGTAGATGGCCCTGCCGAGGTCACGACTCAGGAAGTTCAAGACAGCCGACTGTGCCCGTTCCCCCGGCGTCACGGTTTAGGGGCCGGTCGGCTTGAGACTGATGAGCTTGGCGAAGACGATGGTCTGCTGCAGGTAGTTGTGCTGCGCGGTGTCCAGATCCCCCGGGCCGCAGGTGATGGCCACGAGTTCCGCGCCGTCCGCGTCGCCGTACACGGCTTTAGTGGGGAACGCCGACTTGGCGATGATCAGAACTTTGGACACCTTGAACGTCGCTGTCTGCGCATCGGAGCGCAGCACGGAGAGTTCGGCGCCCACCTTCACCTTCGCCAGGTCGGCGAAAGCGCCCTGCACGTGGTTGGCGTTGATGTGCCCGACGATCACCGCACGTTCTACTGCCTGCGGGTATTTTCCGACAGCACTGTCGCCGGGCACCGGACTTTGCCGGAACCAACCGATCATCCGGGGCGACGACAGCGGTGGCACACCGAGTGTGTGATCGGGGTTGAGATCGACCTGCATGGTCAGGTTGTCGTCCAACTCCAGGGACGGGATCTTGACCGAGGTGATCGTCACGCTCGACGTCACCGGCGGCGGCGCGGTTCCCGGCGAGGTCTCGTTCGGCGGCGCACTCGGCGCCGCTGGATGCGAACAGGCCGCCAGGATCAGGACGAAGACGACCAGTCCGGTCCGCAGGCCTCGGCTCTTGCTTTCACGAGGGCGGCGATGAGTTCTTGGACGGACTCCGCCGACAACAAGACTGAAGGGCCGTCCGTGCGGTTGGGTCCGCGCATGGTCACGAGAACGAGACCACCCACGGACCCAACCAGCACCGAACCGTTGCCGCCGTCGCGGGCCGGCATTGGTCACTAGCTCAGACGGCTCGGTTGTGCGCCAGCACGAACGCCGCGCTGTCGCCACCGGTCTGCACCGGACCCGACGGAACCGGACCACTGGCCACCGGAGCCGGCGACGCCAGCGGAGCCGGGTTGGCCGCCGCGTCGTTGCCACTCGGAGCCGGGGCCGGGTCCGCGTAGGCCACCGGCGCTTGCACGATGACGACGGGCGGGTTGGGGTCGTTGCAGATGGTGCGCAGCTGCCCCAGGGTCCGGTTCCAGTCACCGAAACGCTGACCGTCCAGGTTGCGTAGCCGCAGCCAGTCGTTGCGCTCCGACAAGCTCAGCAGGTCCAGGTTGGTGCCGTTGAAGCCCTGGTGCAGCTGGCCCAGGCGCAAACGCAGGCCGCCCCAGTCGCGGCGAACACCGTTCAGCTCGTCGCCGAAACGCTGTGCGTCGGCGCGGAAGGTGACGCACTGACCATCGTTGCTGACGCTGACGCCGCCGTTGCTACAGCCCTGGTGCAGCGCAAACCAACGGGCCTGCGGGTCTCCACCAAGCAGGCGGAGAATCCCATCACGGTGTACGCCGTTGCGGAGCAGGAACGTGTTGTAGTCACCGTAACCGCAGGTATCCAAGGACAGGTTCTGGTCCAGCCACAACTGGTGGCCGAAGGTGCGCGGTCCACCCCACGGTCCACCCCACGGGAATCCCGGGTTGCCGCAACGGACGTTGTTTCCAGAGCAACCCACAATCGGGCCAGGTGCGCAGTGGTCACCAACACGGTGAGTGCCAAGCGGGCAGAAGATCTGCGGGTCGTTGAGGTTGCCGCCAATGCCCAGGTGCACGCCAAGGTCGATCGAGTCAGAGCACGAGGTAGCCGCCGCGAGGATGGTGCACGGTGCCAGCTGGTGTCCGTTCGGCAGGGTCGGAATGCACGTGGCACCAGCGATACCGGTGCATGAAACATCGTGACCCCTACTCGGAGCGGCCGAAGCCACCCCCGCAGTTACAACGAGACCGAGCACTACCGCCAGGGCGGCAAAGCCGGCGACCAGCAGTCGTCGCATGATCTTTTAACCTCCTGTGTTGAACACACCCAGCCAGGGAGCGTTCAGGGCCCACCTCCAGGTATGGAGGCGGGAGTTCTAGGCCCTTAGCGGGCATTTAGGGGCGCGCTGTATCAGCGCGGAGCGCGTGGACCACCGCGTGGCCAGGGTTGGGGCCACACCTCGCCGGGCGCGCCGGAGAAGCCGCCTAGGCCGGGCATGTCGTACTGCGGGTAGACCGGCACTGACTGCTGGATCGGGTGCGTGCGCAGATACGCCGCGACCGCGGCCTGGATCTGGGCCTGGGTCGGCGCCGGGGCTTTGAACATGTCCGGGTTGGCCGCGATGAACGCCTGGACCGCGGCCGCGATCTGGGCCTGGGTCGGGCCGACCGGCGCGGGGGTCGGCCGCTTCGCCAGCTCCTGCCGCACTAGCGCTTGCACTTGATCCTGGGTCACCGCATCCGGCGGCGGCCCATACGGAGTGGCCTTTACTCCCGCCGCCGCTTCGCACAGCCCAGCGGCGGCCAGCCGGGCGCCGACGTCGCCGCCTTGATTGCACAGCGCCAGGATCGGATCCGCGATGCCGTTGGCCTGGGCAACCGCGGCGTGCTTCTCGTCGTCCTGGTGGCGGCTGACGGAGATGGAGATCCAGGTGGTAGCCGCTACGGCGATAGCAACGAGGACGACGAATACACCACTCCGCGCGGGCCGCCGCGGCCGGTGCTGCCCCATTACTTAGATGGGGGCGGTTGTTGCGTGGTGGGTGTCGGCTTCGGCACCAGCGGCGTCGTGCACGCCAGATGCGTGTAGCTGGCCCGGAACTGGGAGAAAATCTGCTCGTAGGTCTGGCGGTCCACCCCGGGCGCCCGAGTGATCGGGTTGTAGGAGCCGAGGAACGCACTGTAGAGCGGGCACAGCACTTCCGCACGGGTGTCATCCAACGCCGCCGAGGTCTGAGCTTGGCTGTTCCACAGAAACAGCAGCCCTACGGTGAGGGACACGTCCAGGATGACGGCCAGCACGATGCCGAAGGTGCGCCGCTCCGACTTCTCGGCCCGAGTGACTAGCGCGGCCACGGAGTCGCGTAGGCCGTTGACTACCTCGGTGAGCGACGTGGCGACCGCCAGTAGTTCACGGTTGCTGTCTGATTCGCTCACTCCGACTCCCCCGCTTCCTGCTCGTGTTCGATCTGCTTGGTTCGTTCGTTGAGCAGAACCGCGTACCGCTCGAGCTTTTTCACCGCCGCGTCCAACTCTTGAATTACGTCCTTGGACTCGACCAGCAGGCGGTCCATCTTCGGGGTGGGGCGCCACAGCGGACTCACGGGTCATCACCGCCGCGACGGGTGGCACGCAGGAACGACGCCAGCGCATCGGTCATTCGAGTCATGACCGGGATGACCTGCTGCTGGAACATCTCGTTCTGCTTACGTAGCTCGCCCTCAAGGGTGTCGTTGCGTTCGCGTTCGCGCTTGAGGTTGTCGCGGGCGTCCTTGTACATCACCCACGCCCACCACAGCGCGATCGCCGCCAGAGCGCCGCCGGGCCCGTACTGCAGCAGCACCGAAGACGGGTCGGTGGCGTCGGCGAGGGTCACGGAAGGACGATGGGAGGGCTAGGCGTGTTGTGCTTGGCCATCACCAGCACGGTGTTGCCAGACACGAACGCCCACGCGGTGTCGCCGGCCTTGGGCACGTAGTGCGGTGCGTAGGTGGCATCGGGCACTACGCCGGTGGGCAGGTTGATAGAGCAGGTGTTCGCTGATGGAGTGACCGAGTTGACGGTGATTTGGCGCATTTCGACCTTGGGCTGCGGAGGCACCCGGGTCACCATCTGCCGGCCCTGGGAAATGTAGGTTCGGGCCAGGTCGGCAACCGACGGGTCTTCGATCGGGGGCATCGTGGCTCCTATCCCTGTGCGGCGGACTGGCGGTAGCAGACCAGCACTTGGGCCTGCGCCTGGCCGATCGGCGTCGACATCGAGTTAATCTTGAATGTGCCCTGGATGATCTGCTGGCCGTTGTAGGTACGAGTCACGGTGATCACGTCGCCGGGCTCCAGGGCCGGGTTCGGCACCATCGTGATCTGCACGGTCTCCGAGGCGCCCTTGACCACCAGCAGCAACGCATCGGCCGCTTGCTGCGCCTGCGCCGTCGTGGTGATCATGGCGCTGATGAATGTCGTGGTCACGATGTTGTACGGACCGAGGTAGTACGTCGGCGAGCTCGGGTCCGCATCGAACGCGACCGCCGAAACGGGCACCGTGTTCGACGTCGACTCGCCGCTGACGATCACATAGTTGTAGGTCGTCGAGTCCGAGATCGACCGGGTATAGGACACCATCACCGGGTTAGCCGCGTCACTGACCGTCCACACCGACGGGGTCAGCGCCGGGTCGGCGACGGGCTTGACCTTGAACGTGCCGAGGGGGTCGAAGTACGCCCGGGACCCGATCGCGGTGCCCATGTCCTGGATGTCCTGCCATGGGTCCGCGCCCTGGCTGGTGCCGAACAGTAGCCGCTCCGCTGTCACCTCAGTGGATGCCACGTCCGAGGTGATGCCCGGTAGTCGGTTCTGCGCGATCTCCAACATCGCGGTGGCGTAGTTCGTGTTCGTCGGAACGTAGAAGATGCTGGTCCAGGTGTTCCGAGAGATCGCGTAAGACAGGTCGATCCCGGACACCACCAGCGACAACCCGCCACCGGTGGAGCTGCCACCGGAACCGGTGACACCGTTGCCTCCGCCACCACCGCCTGAGCTGCCGGTGCCGGATGGGCCGCCGGTCTCGGTGATGTCCACCTGTGTAATCAGGAAGGTGCCGAGGGCGACCAGCTCGTTATAGGAAGTGTCCTCGGCGACGTCGGTTCGCAGCGTCATGAAGAACGGGCTCGTGTCGGTCGCCAGAAGCCGCGTCATGGTGGCCCTGGTCAGCACAACTGGGGTGGTCGCATCTCCGCGCAGCAGACCGGGCACAGCTCCGCCGTTGATAGCGGTCTGCCAGCTCACGCCGCCGTCCAGGCTCGTCTCGACCAGCACCGCCGAGCCGGCGGCGGGTGTGGAGGCCGACCAGCTGACCCGCGAAGCGCTGACCGGGTTGTTGGTGAGGTACACCGGCGGCCGGATCGATACCGCCAGCAGCGGGTTGTAGACCTCGAGCGCGGTGTCGGTCTCAAGCGCTGGCGTGATGATGTTGGTCATGCTCGGCAGCAGCGCCGAGGTGACCGCGACGCCGGCGTCAGTCTCTAGCGCGGGGGTCAGTGTCGATGCAATGTCCGGAGCCTGCTGGATGGACATTGAGCAGGCCACCCAGCCGGATGCTGAGACAGATTCCGGGGTGGGGATCGTCCCAGAGGAGCCCGAAGAGGTGAAGCTCTTGCCGGAAAACCCGAGCGCCCAAGTGTTGGTGCCCGTTGTTCCGACCGCGCTCCCTAGCGACAGGTAGCCGGGAGCGGTGCCCACCGACTGATTCACTGAAGTGAAAGACCCTGTGGTGTAGACCAGGACCGCGCCGCCGGCTGTCACGGTAACGCTTGGGGCGGTCGCGGTCACCCCTGAGCCGTTGCCAGTAGAGATGGCGATGGTCTGGCCCAGGTTGGCATTGCGAATGGTGATAGCCCAGTACCAGGCCACGGGCGGAGCGCCAGCGAGCGTCAGCGTGCCGTCGACCGAGGTTGAGGTCAGTACCTGCCGGAACACGCCTATCCGCGTGGTCTGCGCGGTGATGTCGCTATCTACGGGCTTGGTCCACCCAGGGAACGAGCTGAACGAGTTGGTGTCGGCGATCATGACCATGACGATGCGCAGGTCACCCGGCTCAAAATTGGAGCCAACTGTCAGCGGAACCGTCACGGCAGTGTTGCCCGTGTCGGCCGTCATGACCGTTTCTATATCAAGGAACTGAAGCGGGCTAGCCACAATCTAGCTCGCGGTGGCGACGGCGATGCCGGTACTGATGGTGACGTTATAGTCCTGCCCGTTAGTGGTCACCGATACGTCACAGTTGAACAGCGGAATGGTCTGGGAGTCGGTAGCCCCCGACGTGGGCTGGTAGCAGATCAGGAACTTCGCCAGCGTGTTGTTCGTGGCCCCGCCCGCGGACAGCCAGCTCACATTGGCGATAGACACGGTGTTCTTGTGGTTCGTCGTGTCCGGAGTGACGGTGATGCCCGACGTGATGATCTTCCGGGCGTAGTTGGTAAACGTCGCCTCAAGGCTGCCGCCAGCCAGCAGCGACGACAACGATGTGTAGTTTCGCAAGGTCGCGTCGGCCTGCAAGCTCGCCGACTGCAGCAGCACAATGGCGAGTCGATCCGTGCCCAGGGCTAGATCGCAGTACCGGACGCCTCGACCAGTAGCGCCGGTGAACCAGAAGTTCGCCATCGGTCAGGGTCCAATCCGGAGATAGCCAGTAGTTCCGTCAGCAACCGCGCCGATATTCGTGCCCTGCGCGAAACCACCGTTCGCCCCGGTGTCGAGTTGCGTGATGGTCTGTGAACCGGGGATGCGCACCCCGCGCTTGACCTGCATGCGCGTGCCGAACGGGGCCAGGACCGAAGCCATGTCGACCGGGGTCAGCGTGCCGGTCGGGTCAGCAACCGAAATGGTGCACGACGACATCTGCGCGGCCGTGGCGTCCGAGGTGACTTGGCCGTCGAAGCCCTCAAGCTGCAGTACGACTTTGCCGTTCTGGATGATGTCGACTTCCGAGACAGACTCGTGCGTGGTCTGCACGAGCTGCTGGAATGCGTCGGAGGTGCCTTGCACAATGCCTCCTAGGAAGTGATCGGGGGAGCGTCCACTTCCGTGTAAGAAATAGTCATGATCCGGTACTTGGTTTTCGTTCCCGACGGATGGAGATCCCATGTGTAAGCGGCATCCGAGCCGATCGCCCCAGGGCCGAACGAGACGTAGTGCTGCCTGCCGGTCGGGTACATGAACAGCAGAATCTGGTTCGCTCCGTCGATGGCCTCGAACGCGTTGAACGCGCCAGCGAAGCGGCCCTCGTCGAACACCAGCGTCAAAGTGCCGTTGCGCCCGTAGTACGGGCCCATCACCTTGACCTGGTTCACGTGGTTCTGCCCGACCGGCGGCTGCGCGATTACGTCGAACGTGCCCTCTGACCGCCGCTTGACCACCTGGTCACCGAGGTAGGCGACGGGCAGCTTGCAGTTCATCAGCGGGTTGAGCGGGTTGACCAGGAAGAACCCGTTGCGGGTCGGCGTGACGTCGATGGTGTTCGACCACGCCGACGCTGGCACCGCAACCCCGGAGACCGTGTCGTAGGCCAGCACCCGGTAACGGGATGCGATGTTCGACGGCGCCTCGTAGTCGTAGGCGGTGATCGTCGACATGCCGGACGCCGCGACCTGCGCGTAGCCCCGCACTGGACCCCATGCCAGGTGAGCCGGGTCGCGGGACACCTGAAGTGCAAATGACGTCGTCACCGGCGAGCTAGAAGACGGGGCGAAGGTGGTGATCACCCAGTTGTTGACCGAGTCGAACACCGCCGTGAGCAGCGACGCGACCGGAGCGCCAGACATGCCCTGAGTCCACGTGGTCGAGGCCGCCGCCGAGGTGAACGTGCCGAGACCGGCCCAGGACTGCTGCACCTGCACGTACGCCGACCACGACCCGTTGGTGAGATCGACATCGGCGGTCCACTGCTGGATCTCCGAAAAGATCCAGCCCTGCGTCGAGTCCGTCGGGGTGGACACGAACGGCGCGAACCCGACCGCCGCGACCTGAGCGGCGGAATAGATCGCCACCTGGAACGCCTGCTGCGCATCGGACTGGGTGTTGGAATACACCCAGGTCACCGTCGGGCGCGCGGTCGTGGTGATGGTGCCGGTCGGGCCGGTAACGCTCAGCGTCGACTGCACGGAATACGTCACGGTGACGTACAGCTCGGAGATCCGCGACGGGTTGCCGGCCAGGTCATCACGCCCGACGGGCAGCGTGAAGTTCGTGAATGACGCCGTCGTCCAGGGGTTGCCGAAAGGGTCGGTGACCTGGGTCGGCAGGTTCTGGATCGTGTAGGTCGCCGTCACCGGCTGCTGCGGCACGGTCCAGCCGAACAGGAACTCCAGGAACCCCAGCACGATCGTCGTGATGATGTTCTGGGGCCTCGAGCAGCGGAACCAGCCACAGTGCACCGGCTGCGGAGCCGGGGACACCGTCTGCAGCACCCGCACCTGCGCGCCGACGGAGAAGATCTGCGCCCCCGCCGGGATCGACGGGGCGGCGAACCCCACCTCCACCCGAGACGATGGAGTGCGGCACCGGCTGGTGAACTGCACATAGCTGGTGTCGACGTTGTCCGACCACGCCGTGTGCACCGCACCCGCGCCAACCAGCGTGATGCCGCCGCTGACGCCCTGCACCGTCGAGTTCGGGCGCATCACGATCGTCTGATAGCTGGGGGGCGGTGAGGTCATCGCTTCTGCCGCCCGATCGCCGCCGTGAGCTGCTGGTTGTTCTTCTTGATCTCGTAGCGGATCTTCTGCTCGACGCCGTCGATGTAGCAGTGCACGTGGGTGTCACCACCACCACCGCCCGCGCTGCCCTGGGCCGACGCGGCCGGCAATGTGATCGGTGCGGTGCCGGCGTTGAACGACGCGCCGGATCCGGCCTGCCCGAGCAGCCCCATCTTCCCGAGCATCGCCGTGGCCTCGGCGTTCGCCGCCGACGCCAAGCCGGCCGAGGTGAGGCTGGTGATGTTCAGCGCCGACTTGATCCCGTTGGCCAGGTTGGTGCCGTACACCGTTCCGGCCGCCGTTCCGGCCGTGGCCATGGTGCCGGTCACGGCGCTGGCCACCGTGCTGGCGTTGCTCTGCGCGGACTTCACGGTGCTGCCCAGGAAGTTCGAGAAACCGACCCCGAAGCCCTCCATCAGCCCCTCGCCGGCCTCGATACCGAACAGCGACGGAGACGCGACCTTGGCGCCCTTCTTGACCGCCTTGCCGACCGCCTCGCCGGCCTTCTCTCCCGCGTCGACCGCGGCCGGGGTGCCCTTGCCGATGCCGCCAGCGACACCCTTCATCAGGTCCGCGCCGGCAGGCGGGCCGGCCGACGATGCCGTCTTGTGGGCTGCCTGACCCGCCTGCTGGGCGGCCGACGAGGCAGCGCCGGCGGCTGCTGGCGCGCCCTGGCCAATACCGCTGGCCATGCCTTTCATCAGCGCCGCGCCGCCCGCGGAGAACGCCGGGGCTCCCGCCTTGACCGCGTTCGACGCCTGGGAGACGCCTTGTGTCACAGCGGCGACGACGCCGCCCATGCCGCCCTTGACGGCGCCCTGCATGCCGGTCATGCCTGACTTCATGGCGCCGGTCATCTTGCTGGCACCCTGGGTCACCCCGGCCGCCGCGCCGGCCATGCCGCTGCGCACCGAGCCCTGGATGCCCGACATCGATGACTTCATCGACTGGTTCATCTGGCTGGCGGCCTTGGAGACGTTGTTCGCCGCCTGACCGATCTGCCCGGTGCTCTTCAGCACGTCGCCGAAACCCTTGGTGGCGTCCATGCCCAGTTGCTTCAGCCCGGCACCGGCGTTGTGCAGCGCCGTCCCCAGGGTCTTCCCCAGGGCCTGGGCCACGGAGCCGACGGCGGACCCGGCACTCTTCGCCAGCGCGCCGAAACCGGCCGCCCCCTGCTGGGCCATCTGGCCGAACATCTTGCCGACCGACTTGATCGAGTCGCCCATGTGGTTGAACGCGGACTCGACCTTGCCGACGTCCTTGCCGACCTCGGAGGCAACCTTGCCCATCGCCGAGACGATGGCGCCGGCGGTGCCGCCCATGGCCTTACCCAGGGCCTGCGCCTTCTCCCCCAGCGACTGCAGCGCGTTACCCGCCGCGCCGGCGGCCTTCGGGGTTTGAGACATCGTGTTGTTGTTGGACTGGTTCTCCCGGTCCGCCTCGGCGATGGACTTTGCGTCCTGCTCGGCGGCCTTCGCCTGCGCGAGAATCCCAGCGGCGGCCTTTTGCGCCTCGACGGAGCCGGACGCCATCGCCTTGTTCAGGTCATGCTGAGCCTGAGCGACCTGGTCTTCACGCGTCTTGAGCTGCCCCAAATCCTTCTCTAGGCCCTGGGCGGAGTTGCCGAACTGGTCGATGCCCTTGGCGCCCTGCTGCGCGCCTTGGCCGGCCTGCCCCAAGCCCTTGCCGGCGTCGGCGCCCTGCTTGCCGACGTCGCCCAGGCCCTTCGCCACCTGCGGCAACTGCTGACCGAGCTGCTGGACCGACTTGGACAGATCCTCGGTGCTACGGCTCAGCCCGTCGAGGCTCTTCATCAGGCCCTGCGCGGCGGTGCCCTCGCCCGCCATCGCGCCGCCGGCGCCGCCACCTCCGCCGCCAGAGGACGAGGAGAGACCCGCGTTGGCGCCCGCGGCGGACGCGGCTGCCTGCGCCACCTTCGCCAGCGCGGCGGCCAGGTCGTTCGCCGCCTTCGCCGCCAGGATCATGTCCGCGGTCAGGATCTTGATGTCCGCGTCGAGGATCTTGATCGCGGCATCGAGATTGTTGGTGTCGGTGAGGAGATCCTTGAAGTCCTTGTCAACCGTGGTGGTTGCCTTGTCGAGCAGGCCGAACTCGGCCACCAGATCCTTCAGATCCTTGAGCAACGCCTTGACGTCGTCATCGATCTTGAGGAAGTCCTTGTCGAGCTGCTGCAAGTCCCTGTCGAGGATCTTGGCGGCGTCGTCGAGGTTCTTGAAGGCGGTGATCAGAATGTTGACCGCATCGCTGAGCGTCTTGACGTCGGCGGCCAGCTTGGTCACGTCGTCGTGCACGGCCATCAGCGCCGTGTTCGCGTCCTGCGCCGCCTGCTTGAGCGTGCCCAGCTGCGCCGCGGTAGCCGAGCTGTTGTCGCCCAGGGACTGAACCGGCGGGGACACGTCTTGGGCGCCCTGCTGCAACGACTTCAGGTTCGGGGCGGCGTCCTGCGCGTTCGAGCCCAGCGTCTTAACGTGCGGGTGCGCGCCCTGGGCGGTCTTGCCCAAGTTCTGCACCGGCGGGGTGGCTTGCTTCGCTGCGTCACCCAAGTCCTTCACCGGTGGCGCGGCCGCGGCGGCGGCGGCTCCCGCGTCCTGCAGCGCCTTGGCCGCATTGTCCGCAGGCGGCGTGACGCCAGTCATGGAGTCGGCCATGTCCTGGGCGTTGCCGCCCAAGGTCTTGACCGATGACGCGGCGGCGTCGGCCGGCTTGCTGACCAGACCAAGAGCTGAGCCGATGGCGTCCAGCAACGGCTTCAGGGGCGTCAGCACGGGGCCAAGGAGCCCCAGGGTCTTGACGAACCCGCCGATGATGTCGGCAAGAACGGCGATAGCTTTGCCGATGGCGACAAAGCCGGTGACCATCCAGGAGAACACCTCACCGAGGAACGTGAAGACCTGGATCACGGCCTTGATCGCCGAGGTAATCTCCGGGCCATCAGCCTTGATCGTGTCGGCCAAGCTCTGGAACGCCGGCCCGCACTCCGCGAGCGCGTTCATGAAGTCGGTACCCAGCTCGGTGACGATTGTGATGACCGACTTGAGCTCGCTCCCGACCGCCGACGATGCCCCAGCCACCGACCCGGAGAACTTGTTGATCTCGGCGGTGCTGTCGCCGACGGCCTTCATGACCGCTACGCCGAGATCGGTGAAGGCACTGATCGCGGGGCGCATGGCCGGCTCGACGTCCGAGGCCATGACCCGGAAGGCGTCGGTCAACCGGCCCATGTCCTGGATCAGCGGGGTGATCTGGCGGGCGCCGATGCTGATCAGCTCCGCGCCCAGGGCGCCCAGCTTGCCGATCAGCGCTTCGGCCGCCGGTACCGCCGCGTCCCACGCACCGGAGACCTGGTGGAACGCGGTCGCCATCTGCTGGACCGCGCCGAGGCCCGCGCCGATCAGCCCGGGGAGGGCTTTGAAGAACTGGGCGAACTGCGGCGCGAGCGTCTGGGTGATCGAGTTGAACCCGGTCGCCAGTTCCTTCAGCGACGCGACAACCGCGGGGATGGCCTGGTGTGCTACACCGGCGATCGTCTGGAACGCCTGCTTGAGCGGCACCTCGATCTGCGGGATCGCGGCCTTGACCGCGTTGGCCATGTCGACGAGCACCTGCTCGAACGGCTTCGACACGTCGTTGATCAGCCCGCGAGCGGCCTTCGCCAGGTCGGTAAACGACGTCTGGACCTTCTTGGACCCGGTTTCCGCCGCGACCACCAGCCCGGTGATGGCGGCACCCGCCAGCAGCATCGCCCCGCCGAACCCAGCAAAGGCCGCGACCGCCACGACGCCCAGGGCCGCTACGGCGGCCATCAGCACGCCGGCCGCGATCGCGGCGATACCGGCCGCAACGGCCATGGCGACGAACGACACCGCCACAGCGGCGGCGGCGGCACCACCGGCCTGTAGCGCAGCAGCCACACCGGCGCCGACCGCTTGCGCCGCTGTCTCTAGGGCCGCAAAACCGTTCTCAATGTCCTGGATGGCACCTGCCATGACGCTGAATCCCTGCTCAGCGTCGTCGAGTCCCTGCACGAACGCCTTGAACGACTCCTCGGCGGTCGTGAATCCTTGGGCCAGGGTGGTGACCGACGTTTCGGCGGCGTTGACCCCATCTTCGAGGGTGGTGAGGCCAGCGCTGGCGGCCCCGGCATACTGCATCACCGAGTCGAGGCCTTGCACTAGCGTGGTAGCACCGACCTCCAGGCCGGTAAGGCCGGCGCTGACCGCGGCCGCGGATTGCTCCATGGCGTTGAAACCGCCCACCACAGTGGACGTCTCCTGAGCCAGCGCCTGAACGCTGACCTCGGCCGCGTCGAATCCTGAAGCGACACCTTCGGCTGCTTTCGCGGCTGCGTCGAGGCCGTTAGGGATGGAGTCGAACACCGATACGACGCCCTCGGCCGACTTGGCGGCGGCATCCAGCCCGTTCGGGATGGCGTCAAACGCGGACGCTGCACCGTCAGCCGATTTGGCCGCGGCATCCAGCCCGTTGGGAATGGAGTCGAACGCCGAAGATGCCCCTTCGGCATCCTGAGCAACTGAGTCAATACTGGCCGCGGCGCCGTCGAACGAATCACCCGCGCCGTTGGCGGCCTTCGATACAGCGTCGAAGTCCTGAGATACGGCATCGAGGTCGTTCGCCGTTGTGTCCGCGACTTTGCCAGCATCCGCAAGCTGGCTCGAGTCGACGTTCAGCTTGATGTCGTCGCCACTGACGGCGTCGGCCTCGGCCTTAAGGGCGGCAAGCTCCGTTTCGGCCGCGGCCACGCCATCGGTGTTGACATTCAGGGTGACGGTCTCATTGGAGAGACTTGCTATGGCGGCCTTGACTTCCGCGATGGCGTCAAGGGCCTGCTGAGCCTCCGCCAAGATCCGGATAGTCAAGTCCGATGACGCCATCGTTCACCCCAATTCCGAGCTCGAATGAATCTGGTCAGGCGAGAAGTTGCTGAAGAACGACTGGTCGAGCCAGACCTCGGCCTCGCCGATCTCGCCCTCTACCAGCTCCTCGTCCGGCTGCTCGCCGTACTTGATCAGGAACTGATCCAGCTTGAGATCCGTGCCCTTCTCGACGTGCGGAGCAACGGCGTTCAGCGCGATCAGGGCGGAGTTGTAGTCGTCACGCTTCGCCCCGATCGGGCCTTCGATCCGCTCGAAGGCGTAGAGCAAGCGGAGCTCCTTGGCCCCTACTCGCCGCCCGAACTCACTGGGGAGGCAACCGAAAGCGATGGCGAGTCGGATGAAAGCTCGGAGGTCCGCTCGCCCTCGGAGTTTCCCTCAACGGTGGCGTCGTCCTCGTTCTCGCCGTTGAGCTCGCGCATGTGCTGGGCCAGGAACTCGATGATGCTCGCCGGCCACTTCTTGAGCATCTTGATGCCGCTGTCGGTGTTCGGATACCTGCGGCTGCCGTCCCTGTTCCGCATTCCGATGGCGAGCAGGCGGAGGTTGACCTCTTCCATCGACAGCTCGATCTTTGTGCCATTGATCTTGTACATCGGCTTACGGTGCTCGTTCAGCTCGCCGCCGTCGAACTCGCGTAGCAGAACGGTGCGCTTCAGCTTCGGCACCGGTACGGCCCGCTCCTCGAGCTCCGGCGTCGGCACGTCGTGCGAGTCGAGAACTGGATAGTCTTCGGTTTCAGAGCTCACAACGATCATCTCCTGTTTTGTGGTGCGGATCAGCCTTCAATAGCTGCATTGATGGCTTGTTCAACTGCCTCCGCGGCCATGTCGTGGCCGAGTTCGAAGGCGTCGCTCATGTAGTGCGAACCGACGATGTGCACATGGGTGAGGGAAATCCAGCCGTCCCGGCCCATGAACGTCATTAGCGGATTGCCGTAGTTGTCCCCGCCGGTGTTCTGGATATTGGCGTAGGGCACATCTCCGGGGCTGATCACCCAGCCGTCGCCGTCGGGCTCCTTGTGCATCGACCCGGCCAACCGGCCGGTCAATTTCGGGGCCGCGTCGAACGCCGACTGGACAAACACGTCGGCACCGATACCGAGGCTTGCGGTGAGCCGCGGGGGCTCAATAGCGTTTTGGACACGATCGAGATCGTTCTTGACGCTATCGAGCCCCTCGAACACCACATCAATGCGGAGTTCGGCCATCAGCTGGATCAGACGTAGACGACGGTCCGGGAAACGGCGACCATCGCGTTGAACGACGGGGTCGTACCCGAGATCGTGCAGACCGCGCGCACCTGGGCCGGCAGCGTGACACCGTTGGGCTGGGTGAGCCGCTGCGCCTGGTTCGACGTGGTGACCGCGACGAACGTGGAGCCCGCGATGTCGGTCCAGGTGGTGCCGTCCGGGGAGCCCTGCAGCTTCGCGGTCAGCGACGGGGTCGTGCCCGACACCGCGCCGACGTGCAGCTGAGCGGCCCAACCACCGGTGGTCGCGCCACCGTTGGCGGTGTTGTCCAGCGCGAGGGACGTGTTGGTCGCGGTGAGCGCGGCGATGGGGCTGGTCAGGATGAACCCGGAGTCGATCGCGCCACGGGCGTCGAACTCGGCGTCGATGTCGACGGCGCCCTTGAGCTTGACGTCGATGTCGTACTTGGTCAGCACCGACGGCATCAGGATCGCAGGCTGGAACACCGAGCCCACCGGGGCGGCCAGTCCCGCCGGGGCGGTCAGGGTCTGGACGTCGGCGGTCTGGCCGAACCGAGCGTTGACGATCTGGTCCAGGAAGTTGTAACCGGCGGCGTAGAAACCCTTGAACTCCAGGGACGCCTTCTGAATGCCGGCCAGGTCGTAGGAGAAGTGGTCCCCGAACACCGTGGCGTCGATCTTCGCGGCATCCCGCTTGATCTTGACCTCGTTGCCGTTGCCGGAGATGTCATATCCGTCGGCCCAGATGGCCAAGTTCCGGCCAACAAGAACGTTGCGCGTAGCCATTATTCGGCCCCTTCATCAGTTTTGCCAGGTTGGCTAGACCCGGCGGGAGCCGGGACGATGAGCTGCCACTCGAGGTATTTCTCGGTGTCAGGGTGATCAGCCGGCCAATCGTCGCCCGGCTCGAAATGAACGTCCCGTCCCGTACGTTCATCAGTGCGGTCGAACGGCTGATTTACGACATACTTCGGCGCCGTGGCCTTGCTAGCCATGAGTTCTCCTAAGCGAACAGCTGGATAGCCAGCTGGAAACCCAAATACACCGTTCCGCCGACCTTGTAATTGCCGTAGCGGCTCGCGGTCAGGACTTCGATGTTGTTGCCGATCAGATCCGACAACGCGTCGCCGACGTCCATGGCCTGTAGGCGCTGAAAGAACGGGCCATCTGGGCTGACGTAGTCATCGAGGATGTCCTGCGCCGACTCGATGTCCTGGCGGTTGGTGATGATCTCGACCAGGAAGTTGTATTGCGTGAAACCAGGCTGGAACGACTGCTGGTAGTCGGCGTAGTTCTTGCCCTTGTCCGGCGCGATCCAGGCACACGGCACGTTCGCCGAGTCCGGAATCTTCGGGTAGATCGTCAGGTCGTCGATATTGCCGAGGCGATCCGCCAACGCTTGGCGGATCGCCCTGACTTCGCGCATCAGGCCACAACCACGTCACGCAGGCCGCGCAGCAGCGCACACGCCATCGGCGAGAGTGAATGCACCACCAGGGAGCTGCGCACGCTGCCGTACGCGCCGGTGGCCAGGCCGGTCGTGCCGGCGCTGCCGTTGGTGAAGTCCTTCGACTTGTAGTTGTCGATGGCGATGATCTGACAGGCCTGCGTGACCTGCGCCGGAACCGACGGCCAACCCCAGTTCGCGGTGATGCGGACCCGAGCACGGGGCATGCGCCCGTACAAGGTCTGCCCGTAGCCACCGCCGGGATAGCCGAAATAGCCGTTCGCGTAGCCGTATCCGTAGCCGTTGTACGGATAGCTCAGGAACGGGTGCTTACGAGCACCGGGAAAGAACTTCTGCCCGACCGCGACCACCCGGTTGAACGGGTAGCCAGCCTGCGGTACCAGCGGCTCCGCCTGCCAATCCGACGCCGACCACAGGGTTTCGAACACCCCGTCGTTGTCGTCGTCCGTCTCGACCGTCAGCCCGACCGTGGAGGCGTACGCACCGGTCCAGACGTCGCCTGGGTAGTCCGGTGCCAGCACTCGCGCGCTCGGCATGCCCGACGACCAGAACTGGTCACGGCAATGCGTGTCGATCTGCCGCGACGCTGAAGTGATCGCCAGTTGCAGCAGATCGTCTTTCACGTCGTTCGTGATCTGCAGAGCGGACTTGAGCTGCGCGACGGTCAGATAGTCCGTGACCGTGGTCATGCGTTAGACCAGGTCGCCAGAAGCGACGATCGTGAAGGTCGGGGTGGTGCCTGTGACCGTCCAGGACAGCCGCGTGTACCGCTCGAGCGGGCTGAACGTCTTGGTCTGCGAGCCGTTCGCGGTGATCGCCGTGTAGCTGGCCTGCGTGGTCCAGGTGCTGTTGTCCGGGCTCGTCTGGAAGTTGATCGTGATCGACGGAGTGGTGCCGCCCACCGCCGAAGCGGTCACGGTCAGGGCGCGGCAGATTGTCGCCGAGCCGACATCTACACCGGCGGCCATGTTGCCGGTCGCGGTGATGACGGTGGACGGCAGCTTGAGCGCCTCGGTGTAGACGTAACGGCCGTCCGCACGCTGGTAAGACATGGGAGCTCCTAAACGGGGTTCTTGCGGGGACGACCGGGGCGCCGACGCACCTCGGGGGTTTGCATGCGGCGCTCCGGGGTGAGAACCGTTTCCTGGGTGACGTATTCAGCGATGCCGGCCGACACCCACATTTGCGCCAGCTCGGCCGGCACGTCAGCTTCAGCGCCGTCCGGCAGCATGAAATTGCGGTTGGAGATCGCGGTCAGCATCCGGACGCGCGGCACGTCAGACCTGCGGCTTCGGGATGTAGACGATGATTTCCTCAGGCGGCAACTCGCCCCTGAGGTTCCACGCGGCCGCCTTGTCGGCGTCCGTGGCGCCTTCCTGGACGAGCAGCCGGAATCCTGGGACCTCGGTGCAGTTGCCCTCAAAGTCGCGGTTCACTGACACGAGGCGAGCCCCGTTGTCCTCATCGAACTCGACCTTGGGCGCGGGAGCGGCCTTGGCCGCCGATTTGCGAACAGCCATGACAGCTCCTTATTCAGGTGGAAACCACGAACACCCCCGCCGGGGAGCAACGGGGGTGTTCGTAGGTCAAGCGGGAATCGATCAGCTGTGGTGCTGGAACGCGGCAACCGCGTTGGAGTCCTGCACGGTCGCGTCCAGGCGGGTGAAGCCCAGGAAGCCGACCTGCAGACTGTCCATGTAGCGCTCGCCGAACCGGACCATGTTCATGTCCAGCACCTGGCGAACCACGTACGCCCGACGGAAGTCGCCGAACAGGATCGACTTGGCGGACGCGCCCGGAACGGCCATGCCCTGGTCGATGAAGTAGGGCTGGCCGTTGATCGTCGGCGCCATGCCCGGCACCGGCACCGGCACCCACAGGGGGTGGCCCTGCGAGTCCTTGATCTTCCGGATGACGGCCAAGGCGGCATCCGCGAACATGAACCTGCAGTTCTGCCGGTAAGCCGGGTCCAGGCTGTGCTCGAGGTCGATCAGGTTGTCGTAGGTGATCGACGTCTGGTCGGCACCCGTGACGGCAACGGTGGCGTTGGTGGCAATACCCAGCGGCTCCGTGGTGCCCGCACCAGTGACCAGCACCGCCGCGACCTTGCGGCCGATGCGGGTGCCCAGGTGATCCGGCAGCCAGTTGTTCAGGTCGAACACCGAGTCCTGCAGCAGCTGCACAGACACCTTGGCGACGCCGGAGGCGTACAGCCACGCGCCCAGGGTCGCGGTGCCGAACGTGAAGTCGGTCATCGTCGGCGCGGTGGCCTCGGGGAGGATCGCACCCAGGTTGCTGGTGTCATCGTTGGTCGGCCACTGCAGCGGGTTGCCGGTCGAGGTGTTGATGACGTCGGCGTAGGCCAGCAGCCCACCGAAAGCTTTCATCCTCTCGATGATGATCTGCCTATACCCCGGCGGAATCAGGTAACCACCAGCAGAGCTCGGCGACGTGTTCTGCCCCGCACGTGCTTCCTGGCCGGCGTTCACGTAGTTCGCGGCCAGGAGCTGGCGCTGCTCGGAACGCATGTCCTCCAGGCCGCCGCGGGCGTACGCCTCGAACGCCCGGGTGTACTCGACGTCGTGCGCGGCCTTGCGCTCCTCGGAGGACTGCTCCGGGGTCTCTGCGGCGCTGCCACCACGGGTCTGCACGACCTGGCCGTAGTCCACGGCCTCCACGCTCTGCGCGCGAGCTGCGCGCTTGGCGTCGGCCTCAAGCTCGGTGACCTTCGCTTCGAGCTCGTCGGCCCGCGCGCTGGCGGTGTCGAAGTTGGTGCGCTGCTCAGCGGACCACTCGCCGGCCTTGTCGGTGTCGGCGATGATCTCGTTCATGCGGTGCGAGAGCCCCATGAGCTCCTCGCGGTACCGCTTGTTCTGCTCGTTACTCATGTTGGATCGCGTCCTTTCCGGCACGCCAACAACCCCCGTACGCAGCGCGCAGGAGGGTCGAAAGGGTTTGGTGGGTTAGGCAGCCAGGGTCAGGCGGACCGCGAGAGAGCGGGCCTTCGCCATGGCGGTGTACTGCTCAGCATCAAAGTCCCGAGTGGACGCGGCCGGCTCGGTGGTCTGCGCTGCTACTTCCAGGTCAAGCGGCTGAGTGGTCTCTCCCGGCTCATCGCTCGACTTGCTCTCATCACTGGAGATGTCAATACCGAACTTCTTTGCCGCTGCCTGGATCTTCGACTTGATCGAGGCCAGCTGCTCGGAGGTGTACTCGGCGGCGTTCTTCGGCATGTTGATGTACGACCACGCCGCACGGCAATGGGCCGCACTGTCGAGGGGGTACCGCTTCTTGCCGTCCGCCTGATAGCCCGGGTCGGCGTAGGTGACGTCGCCATAGGGCTTCTTGGGGTCGCGCTCCTCGAACGGCTCCATCGCGCCGGCATCGGCAACGATCGGGGTGTCCGTGCCGAGCACCTCGCCGGGCATCTTGTTGATCTTGTCGATGGTGCTCTGCACGATGTGCTGGACGCGCTTCCCGTCCAGGTGCAAATCGACGTGCACCGGCGCCAGCTCCGGGTCATAGCCCAGTAGTGGCCCCAACTCCGGACGGTGGTGCACCGCGCGGGCGATCGCGTCCACGTCGCCGCGCCGGCGCAGCGCCGGTACCAGCGAGAACCTCAGCCCGGCGTCGGTCTCCTCGTAGGCGGGGAACGTAACCGCGCTGACCTCGATCAGCTTCACCTCGCGGATGGTGCGCACCTCGACAGCGACCGGATCGCCGCTCGCGGAACGCTCCTCTTCCTCGGCCCAGTCGTCTTTCATGACCTGGAAGCCGAAGCTCATGCCCCGAATGTTGCCGTTGTCCAAGTTGGCGACCAGGTCGTTGACGTAGGACAGCCGCTGATCCAGCACCGAATCGGTGTAGAGCCCGCGAGTGTTCTGCGACAAGGTGAGCGTGCCGGCGCTGGCCCGGGACACCACGTGGTAACTGGAGTGGTCGATCAGGAACCGGGCGTCGGTCTCGCCGAGGGTCTTGGTGAAGGCGCCCGGGGCCACCGACTCGTAAAAACCCACGGTGCGGGGGTTGCCGATCGCGGTGCGCACGTTGAACAGCGCCGCGTGACCGCCGAACCGCCGCGCATCGGTCCCCGAGGGGTCCGCAACGGTCACACCGGCGTCGGAAAGGACCAGATCACGACGCTCTTCACCAGTCGGCAGGCTAGAAAGCATCGCCGATCCTTCCTTCATCTGTTATCCACCGTCTGACGGGCCGAGAGACGAGCCGCCGATGACCGGGTCGGTGCCCATCGGCGCGTTCAGCGGAGTCGGATTGGTGGGCTGCATGTATTCCTGGCCGGCGCCGTTCGGCAGCGGCGGCAGATCCTCATAGGCCCGGATCTCGTCCACGTTGAACGCGCCCATTTCCCGCATCACCCGGTAGAACTCGGCACGGGCGATCGAGTCGCCGCGTAGCAGGCTGTCCAGGTCGTAACGGGCCTTCTGACCAGCGGGTAATAGTTCCTTGGAGATCCGCTGCTCGGCCGGGTTCAGCCAGTTCGGGCCGAGATCGAACTGGTTGAAGCCGCGGGCCTGCTGTTCAAGACCGCTACCCCACGACGTGGTCTTGTCCGTCTGGTACATCAGGTACGGCGGGATGCCGAAGAACCGCGCGGCCTCTGTGACCTGGAAGTCCCGGGACTCGAGCAGCTGCGCATCGTCGGCCGGCATCGTCAAGCTCTGGAACTTTGCGCCCGAGTCGATCACAGCGATCTTGTGCGCGCCGTCGATGCCTGCGAACTTCTCCGCCCAGCGGGCCTGCAATGTTTCGGCCTGGGATTGGTCCAGCTCGGCCTCGGTGGACAGCAGGCCGTTGAGCATGTTGCCGGACTTGAACAGTCGCGCGGCGGTAGCTTCCGCTGCTTGCGACATGCCGATCGCCTGGGCGGCCATCCGGACCGGGGAGATCCCGGCGATGCCGTTGTAGCCGATGCCTGGGATGTGCATGACCTCGTTCGGGGTCAGCACGGTCATCGTGCCGTCCAGCTGGGTGATCTTGAAGATCTTCCCGGACGGGTTCTGCGGGATCGCCTTCACCGGCAGCACCACCACCCGGTCTGGCTGGATCGGGTTCAGGTGATCCAGCTTGCCGCCGCGCTTGTAGACCTTCTGCGAGAAGCAATTGCCCCACAGGCAGCGGTGCGCGGCCATCAGGCGCCAGTATTCGAGCGGCGTCATGTCCGGGTGCGGGTCGTCCAGGATGGTTCCAGTGACCGGCTTCTTGGTGGTCATGTCGATGGCGTTCAACGGCAGCGACCCGGCGAGCCCGGAGATGAGGCTGACGGCCCGGTAGACCGCTGACATGTTCATCGCGGTGTACTCGGTGACCGGAACGCCCGAATCGGTCGGCTGACCGCCGAACAGGCCCAGAATCGACAGTGAGTTCAGCGGGACGAGCGGGTTTTCCAGGTTCGCCCGACGTTCGCGGAGCTTAAAGAGGCCCATCAGCGTTGCGCCTGCCGGCGGCCGGTCTCCGCGATCGACCAGCGCTCACAGGCCACCACGACGGCCGCTCCGGCGACCAGGAACGCCGCCGGCACGTAAATCAGCGCCACACCGGCCACGAACAGGGCCAATCCACCGATTTCGAGGGTCAAAAGGAGCCATTGCGGCATGCCAGAGGCTCCCTTCACCACAAGTTGGGCACTTTTCGCTTCGCCAGCGACCCGTGTTCGATGGCCCAACCGCGGGCTTCGTAGGCCAAAAGCGCGGCCATGAAGGCCGAAATTGACTGTGCGTGAGACTTCTTGACGATGCGTTGGTAGTGCTCAGGCTGCCCAGGGACCCGTTCCTCAGCCGTGGAACGCCGCTTTCCGTTGGCCAAAGCGGCCCCAGCGGCGTGCATAGTGAGGATTTCGGTGCCGTCATGGGTCAGTTCGTCGCCCCGATGGGCGGTTTGGAACCGCTCCACCAGCTGATCCATGCGCAACTCGGAGTTGGTCCACAGTTCGTAGACCTTTTTCGGGTACTGGCCGTCCCAGCCGTTGACCTCGGTCTGCCAGCCGCTCGGCGTGCAGAAAAACGCCTCAACCTCGTACGCCTTGAACACGTCCCGGACGACTTGGTCGACCTCGTCGCGCGGAACGGTCCATTCGTCCTCGCCCGGGGCCCGTTCCCACGACCGGAGGTGGAAAATGTGCCCGTCGGAGAGCCTGGAGGCGCACAAACTGGTCGCATCCCGGTTCTGGGAGCCGTGGAAGCCCAGCGCGATCTTGTCTCGGGGCCGCAACCGCTCCCCGGGGCGGGCTTGGGCGTCCCACAGGATCATGTCGACGGCGTCGCGCGAGCCGACTGACACTTCGTTGAGGTAGTAGCGGCGAACTTCGCCCTCGGAGTGCGCCGGGTTCTGCACTTCCTTGGCGATACGGCTCAACCGGACCCAGCCGCCGCGTTCGGTAGCGCTGTCGCCGTATACGTAGGCCAGTTCAGCCATCAGTTCGGCGTCGTCCATCAGGTTCACGCGCCGACGAGGCGGCCGATAGTCCACATAGACATACCGATCGGCCGCTTCGTAGGTCCGCTGCGCCACCGAGCGCTCACTCGGGTCGTATGCGTTGCTGATCTCGATCCAGCGACCATCCATGCCGCCCAAGTTCCGCTTGAGCGTGCGTGCAAGCTTGAGTCCGCCACTGGTTTCGGTCATCAGCTGGGTCTCGGTCATGCTCACGAACGTCACCCGGGCGCCCTGGCGAGCTCGTGAGGACGCCGTAACCGGCTCAATCCGCCCGTTGCCCGGCAGGTTGATGCGGGTCTCCCCTGGATCCAGGCCCGGAGTGCTCTGCAGTGGGCCCTCGCGCAGCATCGTGAGCAGCGGCCGGAACGTGTTGCCGGTCTGCTCCTCAGCGTTACCCGCGCACTGGATCCACGGGGTGGGCCACGGACGCCCTACCGGCTCGCCAGCGGCGTCCCAACCGGCGAAGCGCACCGGTCCGAGCGCCTCGGCGCAGATGATCGCCGCCGCGAACGGGTCCTTTCCCCATTTCTGCGGCCTGACCAGCAACGCACCGGAGAACCGGAACGCGTCCGACCCCTCGCCGTCGCGTGCATTCGGTACCAGCCGGTAGGCGTGCAGCAGGTGCATGTACTGCTCGTCGGTCAGGATGTACGGCTCGCCCATCCGCTCACCGTCGGGGATGATCACGTTATCTTCGATAAAGGCTGCGACAGCGTGCCCCAAAGACGGCCAGCGGTCGCCGTCCGGGTCTGGCCCACGCCACGGCATGGCTTATGGGTAGACCGTGAAGGTGCTGGCTAGCTTCGCGGCCGTGTACTGCGCCCACTGGCCGTTGTTGTAGCCGACGTAGCTGCCGGTCGGGACCGTGAACACGGTGCTGTTGTTCGAGATCACCACCGCGTTGGTGGTCTCGCCGGACAGCGTGTCGGCGACGACCTGGATGTTGAGCGCCGGGTACGCCGCGATCAGCGCGGTCTGCAGGGCGCTGACCGTGCTGGAGTACTGCGTGAAGGTCAGCAGCGGGGACAGGTTGACGGTAGGCAGATACGTCACAACAACTCCTACGGGACGGGAAACGGATCGGGCACACGAGAACCCAGGTTGATCTCACGGTGGACGGTGATCTGCTCCCCGTCGCGTTCGCCGTACTCAAGCCATATGATCTTGTTGACGATGTCGGTGCCAGCTTCGCCTTGGCGCTCCACCCAGTGCGTCAGCAGCACTTCGGCCGGGTCGATGCCGTGCGCGGAGAACCAGTCCTGCCAGAGCTGCACATGCCCGGCTGACTCGTGGTTGATGTCCTCGCGGAAGTAGTCCCGCACGTGGTAGTGGCCGTCTTCGGTGCAACCGTGGTCGGGACCACGGGCGCTCTGCGGGCAGCGGCGTAGCTGGGAACCACGCTTACGGTGTTCCATAGAACGCCTTCTGGTTCGCTTCGGCGGTCATCCGATCCAAGGTCGGCAGCACCGACGCCCAGAACACCGCCTCACTGAAATTCATGGCCAGCGGGGCGAGGGACCCGCTGCGGACCACGCCGCCAATGGCGAAACGGTCCCTCGTGGGCTCACCAACACCCCGGACGTAGGCGACCGGTGCTAGGTCGACCGCCGCGTCCAGCCACTGGGCCATCACCGTGCCGGTGTCTGTCCCTGACATTTGGTGGATGGAGCCGTTGAACGCGTTGCCGGCGCCCTGGTAGGTGGCGTCACTGGACACGATCTGAATGGAGACCAGCGGGCGGGCCCTGGACAGTCCGCCACCGGCGACGTTGTCCGGTTGGTTTAGCCCGTACTGGAAGTTGGTTTGGGCGATGACCGCCTCGGCCCACCAGCGTTTCTGCGCGACCGGGGTAGCGGCAGTCAGCACCCCGCACACCGACGCTGAACCAGCGGCAAACAGGTTCGGCGTCGTCGAGAACACCACGTCGTCGACACCGTCGAACGTGGCCGCGGGCTTCCCACCGGAGGTGATCACCGCGCCGGATGAGACGAGCTTCGGCTGTGTGGTGGTGGTGGCCTGAGTGAGGTGCCTCGTGTTACCGGACTGGTCGTACCAGGTGTCTACGAAACCGTCACCGGCCCCGCAGAAGGTCAACAAGCTCGCGGTGTCCAGGGCGCCGGAGACGAACCCGATGTCCTGGGTGGTGCTGTCGGAGCTGCGGCGCACCTTGACCGCGCTACCGGCATAACCAGGCACGACGAGGCGCAGCGAGTAGGCGCGGGCGGGAACGACGGACTGCCCGAGCCCGTGGTCAACCGGCGTTGCGGACACCGTGGCGGACACCGTTCCCGGCCCGGCAGTGGACACCGGGATCACCCGGAAGTCATAGCTCGTGCCGGTAGTCAGCCCCGTCGCGTTTGCGGTGAGGCCGGCCGTTGTGGTGGCGATGGAAACCCACGTGCTGCCAGCGGTGGTTTTCTGCTGAAGGTTGTAGGCCCCGGCCCCGGACAAGGCGCTCCAGGTCAGGGTGAGCGCGGTGGCGCCGACGCTGCTGGTCGCCAACCCCGTGACCTGACCCGGTACGGCTGGCGGGGTGGGGTCGGACGCGCCGGTGAGAACACGCTGGTAGGCGTCGAACATGCTCCGACCCATGACCCGCTGCGCGACGGCGTTGTAGTGGTTACCGTCGCCGAGGTTCTGGCCGTATACCCCCGCCGCGATCCGACACCGGGTGTTCCTTCCGGGAGTCCCCAAATGCACCGTGTTGACCGCCGCCCTGGTGCCGGTGGCCAGGTACTCCGGGACCATCTGCCCCATCACGAACGGCAGGCTGGGCAAACCCAGGTCGGTGCGGGCGCCGGTGATCAGCGCATCCAGGTCGGTTTGATGCGTTGCGCCGCTGATCCCGTTGTCGCCGTCGGTTTCGCCCTGAATCCAGAGGATTGCCGCGATCCGCGCGTTCGTTCCCGCCGCCGCGAGTGCTGCTTGTGCCTGCGCGACGGCTTGGGCGTAGAGACCACCCGCCACGCCTCGGCGCCACCCAGTTGCCGATGCGGTTGACAGCTGAGTGCCGCCGAGCGCGGACGGCACCAGCAGAACCCTGCGGTTCACTGGGGACGAATGCAGGTACCAGCGGGCGAACACCAGGCCAGGGCCGATTCCGGACGGCACGTCCAGCATGGCCAGCGGCTCAATAGCTTGGGAGATGACGCCGGCGTAAGTGCCCGACGCGCCCCACTGCTGAATGCGCGGATCGGACGGGTCGTAGCGGGTCGTGTCGTAGGGGGTGCCCCTGCCGCTCATGTTCGACTGACCCCACAACAGGATCAGGTCATAGCCGACATCGGCGGTGCTCAGGGCAGCACTGGCGGACGACGAGACATTTAGCTTCGACACAACTACATGCCCGTTTCGAGGGTCTGCACGGTCTGGGTGCCGGTGGCGACAATGCCGTACAGCACCTCACCGGGTTGAAGATCAGCCTGGAACGTGGCCCCAGAGATCAGCGTCAACCCGGTGCTCGTGGTCACCGTGGCGTTACCGATCACCACGGCGGTCGGGCCCGGGTTGTAGAACGCCACCGAACCGCCGGCCTGGTTGTCGGCCATGGTCGAGTGCATCGGGCCGATCAAGGTCGCGGTGGTGCCGACACTCGTCTGGGATGTGTAGATCGCCACTTAGCCCGCCTCCGGGTCCACTGCCTTGAGCCGGCGGCGTGCCGGGGCTGCCTCGCGCTGCTCCTCGACCTCGTCCGCGACGATCTCCCACTCCAGGCGCTTGAGGGCCTGCGGGTTGAGTCCAAGTCGGTCCTGCATCGCGGTCATCGAGTTCAGCGTCTGCGCGGTGGCCACGTTGTTCTTGGCCTCGTTCTCCACGGCGAGCGAGACCCGCACGTACAGGGCGATCGTCATGTCGATGTGCATCCGCACCCACGCGTGGGCCTGCGCGGTGTGCCAGAGCGCGTCCCAGCGGTGCAGCTCGAAGTCCGTGGCTTCCATCAGGGGCCACTCCGGGATCGGGCCTGAGTAGCCCTCCATCGGCAGCTGAACCTTGGAGCTACGTGGGAGGTTGCGCCGGATCGCGTTGGGGTTGCTCAGTGGTCCGCGGCTACCGCTCATCGGTCACCTCCTGGGTGGTTGATCTGGGAGAATGCGGTGCATGCCCTGCTATAGCGCCGAGTGCGAGGAATGCGACGGCAGTGGGTTCGTCGTGACGTACGACGACGAGGACAATTGCCGGTGCCACTACCCGACGAACGAGCTCTGTGACGCGTGCCGGGCGGAAATCGAACGCTGCAAGGCATACGTCGAGGAACGTCGCCGGCCGCGTCTGGAAATGATGCGCTCCATGAAGGCGGCCATTGCCGAGATGCCCGGGAGGGCCGACATGGTGTTCGAAGTGTTGGTCGGGATGAACTACCCCGGCCCAGACGGCGTGGAGCGACGGTCCGAGGCCAACGCGATCGTGACGTACCTGCCGCCGGAGTCGCTCTCCTGGTTGATCAAGGACGGCCACGTCAAGCCGCTGTGCACCACCGGTGAGTCCCACGACGAGTGCCCGTGCGAATGGCACCGGTTAGCCGCGCTAACCAAGGACGATCAAGAGTGGCTGTCGCTCTACGGCTGGACCAATCCGTTCAATGCCTGAGTGGTCGTTCGACGCCACGGTCAGCACGCATGATCTTCTCAAGCGCGGCGTGACCGAAGCCCGGTTGCCCGGTTCTCCGCACCACCACCACCGGGTCGTAGTGGCCGCTGAGACCCGCGACGAGGCCGCGTTGCTGGCCGCGCAGATGGTCTCCTGCACCGCGATCTGCACGGGGCTCTACGACCGCATCTGATACCCGTACGCGCATGATCAGCGCCGGCTCAAAATCCGTACAGACCGCGAAAAACCGGGAGGAAGGGCCTGCGTCTTGATCGATTGACCTTTCGATGCGCGACGCGTGTAAGGTCTGCGCAGGTCAGGGGCTTGCGAGCTCGAGCCTGGCCGCCGGCGTGGAGCTCTGCCCTGGCCTGGTTCGGTTTGAGAAGAAGATCATTTAGATTGTGTGTGATGGGTATGCACTCACACATACACACACGCCTGGGCGGGCACGTGCACATGGACAGTGGGTGGGTGCACGTGGTGCCTCGAGCATGGAGCTCATAGGTGGTTGCACCCATGCATGGAGCTCATGGGGATGGGCAGTGCGGGTTGAGGGTGCGGCTGCCTCGCCGGCGCACGGGAGGGAGGGGTGCGGAGGGTGACCGGCCCGTGCCCTACAGGTAGGGCGTGTAGGCGTTGTGCACAGCAAGCAATGCGAGTAAGCTACTGTGCATGACCATCATCCGCGCTGCAGCACTGCTCATAGCTGGTGTGGCAGCTGGTGCCCTCATCACGCACTACAGCATGAGCACTGAGCAGCACAGCGTTGAGGCAGTGCATGTGATCGAGGTGCAGGCGCCCGATGCAATGCCGCCGTCCACCTACCTGGGCGAGAACGACCCGATCGTGCCCCTGGTGTGTGGTGTGAACCTGAATTGCTCCCAGGTGGACCGGCAGATTGCTGCCCAGAAGGCCCCGAAAACTCTCAAGGCGAAATCCGCCGCTAACTCTGCGCCCACCACCACCAACACCACGACCAAGTCGGTGCGCACCTCGACCTCGAAGTCTGGCGCGCACAGCACAACCGTGACGACAACCCACACGACCAAGCATTGAGCCCAGCGCTCCTGGGTCGCCCGCTCAACCAGTGGTTGGGCGGGCGATTCTCTGTGCCAAGCTCATTGACATCGTGCCGCTTGAGAGTAAGCTGCTGTGCATGACCACCGCATACGACCCGCACGCTGACTGGGCTCATGAAGACCGCGCGATCAGCACCTGCGCGCTACAGCCCGTCCTCGGCCCCATGGTGTACGGCGATGCGTGCGACATCCGCGTTGGCCGGCGCCAGTGCGGTAGCGAGCTCGGTGTCCGTGAAGCACACGACGCTGACGGCCGCACCCGCATCATCTGCGCCCTGCATGCCCGCAAGCTGTTCCCGAATGGAGAGCAGCGATGACATCCGCTGGATGCGACATCAAGATAGATCGTCAGCTATGCGGTAGCCAACTCAGTCTCCGGCAGGTCGTGGACTTCGATGACCTAGGAGTCACCCACACCCGCACGTTGTGCGCGTTGCACCAGGCGCGCTACTTCGATGCACGCTACGTACGAGAGCCGGCATTCGTGCAGACGCTGTCGTTCCGGCACGTACCCGTCGAATGACCGTCTTCGTCGATGGCGGACTGGCCGGTGAGGACGTGCATCTCCTCGTCGGTCAGTCCGTCGTCACCGTGCCTGGCATTGGCCGCTACCGCATCAACGACAACGGCACGTCCACGCTCATGACCGGCTCGAGAGGAAAACCGAAGGTGACCGATTTCAGCGAGTTTGCCGCCCGCATGGGCATCAAGGTGAAGGAGCCGAAGCCCGTTGTGGTGCGCGAAGCCGCATCGGCGGCTTCGAGGTCCAAGGCAGTGCGACCGACCGACATCATCACGATGATCGGTCAGGAGAAACTGCGCGTGCGGCTGACAGCCCATATGCGGGCCTCGAAGCTGCTCGGCAAGCCGGTGGGTCACATCCTGCTGCAAGGCCCTCCAGGTCTCGGCAAGACCAGCATTGCGATGCTCATTGCCGACATGGCGGGTGGCGATCTCGTCATCGCATCCGGTGATGCGCTCAAGACGCCCGAGACGCTGGTCAACGAGCTCGGAGAGCTCAAGGACGGCGACGTGTACTTCATCGAGGAGATGCACGGTCTGCCCGAGAAGCCCAAGCGCACGTTGTTGACCGCGATGGAGGACGGTCGCGTGGACATCGCGGTCGGCTCCGGTTCGCGCAGCGTCGTCGAGTCCAAGATGCTGAACGACTTCATCCTGGTCGGCGCCACCACCGAACCGGGCAAGCTCCCGCAGCCGCTACTCGACCGATTCGCCATCCGTGGGTCGCTGGACTACTACGACGCTGACGAGATCGCCGAAATCATCACCCAAGCCGCTAAGCGCGACCGCATCAAGATCGAAGAGGAAGCGGCTACCGAACTAGCGCACCGCAGCCGGCGCACGCCCCGGATTGCGCTCAACCTGCTGGCAATGGCCCATGAGTACGCGGTGGCGTCCGCTGACTCGACCGATGTACCGGTCACCGTGCTGGACGTCAACCGGGCCCTGGAGATGGAGGACATCGACCACAACGGGCTGACCAAGGCAGACCGCTCGGTGCTGTGGGACCTGTGCAAGGTGCACAAGGGCGGTCCGGTGGGCCTGACCAACCTGGCCACCGGCGCGGACACCGACAACCGCACGCTTGAGTCCATCGAGTCGTACCTGATCCGGGCCAAGTACATCATCCGCACCGGTCAGGGCCGGGTGGCGACGAACTGGGGATTCGAGGCTGTCGGGCTCGAGCCGCCGGTGACCGCGCCGCACGCGGAGGACATGGAGATGGAGGACTAGACCCGGTCGTTCTTGTGCGAGTTGCAACCCCTGCACAGCACGGCGTAGTTGCTCGACTCGTGCATGAGGTCGGGGCGCACGGTGCGAGGAATGATGTGGTCAGCCGTGAGCTGCTGCGTTCCCGTCGCGTTCGGCACCACCGGATGCGGCGGGAAATCGTTCCACCCCGGACACACCCACCCGTAGCGAGCGACCCAGTCTGAGATCAGCTGGTGCGCGATGCGCTGGTGTTGCCGCCCGAGCCCCTTGGACGTGGCGCTGGCCCGGTAGCTGGCGGTTCCGCACTTGCCCCCGCACCGTGAGCCGCGGGTGGGTTGTCCGCAGGCAAGGCACGGTTTGAGCGCCATCGCCGGCGTCCCTTCAGCACGTCACGTCTTAGCTGGCATCCGGCGCATTCGCATCGCACAAACACTTGGCATCCATATCATGTTGCTGTAAGCTTCTGTGCATGACGACGACGAGCTCGGTGGAGATGACGATCAGCACCTTCGGCCCCGACGGTGCCGTGTTCCTGGCTCCGACCACCAGCACTTGCCCCGACACGTGGCGCGAGGAGCTCGCCAAGAAGCGGCGCAACCGGAACCTGGCCGAGATCGCCGGCGGCTTCGAGTTCGACTCTTACTGCCCCGGCTACTGGGACCACCAGGAGGACGCCGAGTACATGCAGGCGATCCGCACTCGGGTCACGTTCACCTCGAAGGAGATCTGACATGTTCTCGAAAGCCACCTGGACCGGCACCATCTCGTTCGGCCTGGTCTCCGTGCCGGTCAAGCTGTACGGCGCGACCGAAGAGCACGGAATCGAAACGCATGAAGTCCACCCGGTCGACGGGGGTCGGGTGGGCCACAAGCGCGTGTGCAAGGACTGCGACAAGGAGATCGCGTATGGCGATCTAGGCCGCAGCGTGGTCGATGTCGATGGCCACACGCACGTGTTCACCAAGTCCGAGCTCGACGCGCTGTCCGACGCAAAAGACCACTCGATCACCCTGGACAGTTTCTGCGATCCGGACCAGATCGACCCGCTGTATCTGAGCAAGACGTATTACGTGCGGCCGGACTACATGATCCGCAAGCGGGGCGATGCGCCCCGCGCGAACAAGCCGTTCGCGGTGTTCGCCGCTTCGTTGGCCAGCTCAGGCAAAGCGGCCATCGGTCGCGTCGTGATGCGGTCGCGGGAATCCCTGGTGGCCATCACCATGCGCGAGGACGTGATGGTGCTGCGCGTGGTGCTGTGGGCCGATGAGATCCGTCAGCCGGTGTTCCAGGAGCCCGAGGTGCCAGTGGTGGACGTTCCCACTCAGCACGCCATGGAGGCGCTGCAGCTCATCGACGCGCTGACCATCAAGTTCGACATCAACTCGCACGTGGACCGGCGCGAGCTCGCGCTGTCGGACCTGATCGCATCGCGGCGCGAGCCGGTCGAGAGCACGGACAGCGACGCCCAGGTGATCGAGCTGTTCAACCGGCTGCCCAAGCCCGCCGTCACGCACGCCGTGTGACGCCCAACAACTGGACGTGACCACCACGGGAGGTGTAGAAACTGTGCGTAGCAATCTACGGACGGGGTGTGTGGTGGCGCGAGCATCAGCGGCGAGGCTGGCCAGCAAGATCGAGGAGCTGCAGGCCGAGTACGAACAGGCCGTCGCCCACCAACATGATGATCTACTCGGTGCGATCTCGAACGTTGCCGCTGTGCTGCGCAACGCTACCGAGCTGAAGATCAAGCTGGTGCGCGAGGCGCTAGCCCAGCACCAGGCGGGCAACGGACCGGAGCGGCAGCAGATCGCCGCAGCGGCTGAGATGTCGCGCAACGCCCTGTACTACCCGCCGTACAAGGACTAGCGCACCAACCCACGGTCCGTGTCCGGCGCCGTGCCCATGTCCGCGACTGGGGGCAGCATCATCAGATACATGCGCCGCTCGAGCAGCAGATCACGGTCGGCGGTCAGCGTGGCGATCAGGTCCGGGAACTTGTCGTCGCGTCGATAATTGCCGACTCGGCGGGTCAGATCGGTGATCTCGGAGTCGACGCGGGCCAGAGTCGGAACGAAGTACTTCTTGTTGGCGTTGCCGACCACATACTCGGCGCCTACCTGGTCATCGGGAGTGTTCAAGCGACCCATGATCGGCCCCCAAAGCTACTCAGCAGGTGGAGTCCATCCGTGCTTGATCAGGAGTTCGCGGGTGCCGGCTGCGGGGAAGATGAGCTTGGCAGGCCGGTCGAACCGCCTCTGCTCGGCGATGCACATGTCGAGCTCGACCTGTACGACAGAGTTGATGTCGGCGGTAATGCGCAGGTCGCTGAACAGGCCCGACACGTCCTCGTCGTCGATCTCGACGTGCGTGTTCCGGCCGGCGTTGCTGTCGTTCCAGATCTTGAACTTCATATCCGACATCCGTTGCTCCCCGTAAGCGGCCCGACCGTGACCGGTTCACCGGCCGGCGGGTTGACGATGATCTGCGCGGACCCGGTGTAAGAGTTCATGCACGCGTCCGAGGCGGACTTCGAGAAGCCCTGGCCGTCGACCCACAGATCGAAGTGCTTACTCGACGCGGACGACGCGCCAGTGTCTTCGACGATGAAGTAGCGCTTGAGCTTCGCCACGTAGAGGCGGGTGCCCTTGGCCGTCTCCGGACTGCCCGCGCTACCGGGTACCGCTGTGGTGATGGGGTCAGCGAACGTGCCCGTGCCGCCAGCCTTGGAGTGCAGTACCGGCATGGAGATGTCGGCGCTACCGGGTGGGGTGTTGTCCTGGAACGAGTAGCCAGTGATCTCAGCCGTGATCGTTTGTTGCGTACCAGACTGAACCGTTCCCCCGGTCACGCCCGTCGCTGTGTTTGCAGTGTTGTCGGTCGACGGGATTACGGTGTCTGGCTGATCTGAGCTCGAGGAGTCATCACCCGAGTCATCGGAGCTGTCATCGCTCGAGTAGCTGTCGCGCTGCTGCCCGAACAGGCTGTGCCCATGCCCGTGGTGGTGCCCGGGGCTCGCGTACGCGGCGGGCACGGTGGTGAGCAGGGCCAGGGTTGCGGCGGCGCAGACGAGCAGGGTCTTTCCCATGGGTGCCCCCGGGGTTGGGCAAGAAAAAGCCCCACCTGACTGGAATCCAGGTGGGGCTCTCCAACAGCTGCGCGATTTGCTCAGCGGCGAACTGTGGATTGGAGCAGAGACTACCGGGCGTTGATCTACCTCGTCAACTATCACCATGTCACGCGTCGGTCAACCCCCTACGACGCGATCTTTCGGGGACGCCGCTCGGCCTCTTCCTGGGCGATGTCGTGGTACATGCGGATGATGTCCCCCACTCGATAAAGGGGCGGCCCGTTGCGCCTGAGTGGCGGATGCTGAGTGACGCTGTCGCGGCGACGGCGCAGCAGTCCCTTGAGCTTGTCCACGTCCACCGCGCGGCCGAGCAGGCCGGGCAACGCCCTAGAGATCTCCGGCGCCGTCAACAGGTGGTCCTCCGCTTTTCCCAGCAACCACCGCCGACGCGCCTCGATCGGGTACACCGCGCCGCAGTCCGGGGTCTTGCACTCCACCTCGGCTGCGCTCGGGTGCGCGTACAGGTCGTGGTCACAGTCCTCGCACGGGCCTACATAGACGCGTGGCACCGGCTTGTCGATCGCGCGGACGCACACCCCCTTGGCGTACCCGATCTCGTCCGCGATCTGCCCGGCGGCCGGGTCGGTGAGGATGGTGGCCACGTGATCCAGCAGGTAGTTCGCAAGGCGCAGCTCATCCCACCCGCCGCCGGAGAGACCCTCGAGCCGGCCCGCGATATGCATGGTCCACGACGCGAGGGTGACGTTGAGGTCACGGCGCGCTTCCATGGCGTGCAACCGGATCGGCAGCGGGCGTTCGTCGCCGCTGCGCCCGTCCGGATCGGAGATGCGGTCCTGGCGGGTGGTGGTGACCTCGAGGTCTTCGAGAAGCCACGGAATGGCCCCCAGGTCACGCTTGAGGGTGTCGGTGCAGTTGCGGCAGAGGAAACCGTTCAAAGCAGGGAACGAGCAGTGGGGCGCACTACAGAGGGTGCTGGTCACCGACGGCCAACCTTCCGTTAGTCTTCGCGGTGCCCGCCACCCCCGGAACACGTGGTGGTTGCTGTCAGTACGGGAGAGTTCGGTGTTGCCCCCACTTCCTCGGGTGGGGGCAACACTTATGTGCGGGGCATCGCGTCCAACAGAAGCTGCTGGGCTCGCTCAAAGCGCTCGAGCCGGAACTCCATCTTGTTCATCTGAATCAGGTAGTCGGTGAGGCGCTTCTCAAGGGCGGCGATCCGGCGCGGCAGGTCCGAAACCTCGCTGTTCACGCGCCGCACACTGACCGAGTGCTCGGGCTCTTCCTGGAAGTGATCCATGACGGTGTCGCCCAGCGCGTCAGTGGAGACCACGGTCGACCACTTGCACTGATAGCACTCGAATACGACCTTCACGCCACTTCCCTCTCCACGCAGTTCTCTCGGTGCAGCAGGTCGACCGCGACCAGGTCCAGCGGGTCGGCCCCGGCCAGTACGACGCCGCAGCACGGCGTCTTGTAGATGGCGCGGCGGTTCATGCTCGGGTGCCGGTTGATCGCGGCCAGCAGTTCGGGGCTTCGGTGCAACGTGCGGCGGTCACGCAGGCGCACCACGATGCAGCCGATGGCCGTGAGCGCGACCGGGACCAGGCCGAGGGCGAGTTTGGCGAGGTTGGTCATCGCTTCACCTGGAATCCGAAGCTGCCGTGCGACCGCAGATGCTCTAACAACGCGGTGAGCGCGGCGTCGCGGGTCGGGAATCCCTTAGCTCCTCGAGCGCAGGTCTGGCGGCATTCCCAGATCCATCGGCTATCGCGCTTCGCTACGACCGGGCGCGTCACGCCTCCTCCTCGGGCCCGAACCGCAGCACCGGCTGACCCGGCGACCAGCGGAACCGCTCGCTGGTGTTAGTGATGGGCGCGACGAGCCGGCACCAGCACCTGTCGTCGCACTGCTCGACGGACAGGGTGTCGATGGCGCGGATCATGTCCGCGGTGTCGGAGACGCTCACCACGTCACCCCGAACTGTCGCAACGTAGCCCAAGCCTGTTTGATTCTGTCGCAGGATTTGCACACCCGGCCCCCGTCACGGCGCACCCGGACGTTGTCCCCGGCCTTGACGTGGATGCGGCGCGAGCACCGGACGATCGGGGCACCGGCGAGGTCGGCCGAGGGCAGCTCCGGGGCGGCCCGCATCTCGTCGATGATGTGTTTCGCGTTGGCGATCGCGTCGGCGCGGCGCTTCTCGTGGGCCCACATCGGTGCGCCCTGGCGGTGCGCGGGTAGGTGCGGGTAGCGCAGCGGGGCCGAAACGGGGGCTGTGCGGGCCGCTGAGGGCTTGGGAACCAGTCGCAGGGGTTCCGGGGTGGGCGGCACGTAGCCGAGCGCTACGCGGCGGCTCAGGAGCATTGCGTCGGCTACCGCTTCGAGGCCGAGCACCGCCAGCATCTCGGCTAGGTCCGGGCCGCGGAACCGACGCATCACGGTAAGTACCGCGCTGTGCGACTCATCGGTGACCACGTGTGAGTTCAGGGTCTCCGTGCTGCCGCCGTTAAACGGGTCGATCGCGCTCATGCGGCTCCCTCCAGTTCGGTGGTGCGCTCTGGCCACTCGGCCTTGACGGTCTTGTGCCGCTCGAGCGTCGGCACGTCCATGCCCAGCCACACCGCGCCCAGGTGGGCGAGGCCCGCGGCGTCCGCCATGTCCGCGTTGCCGTCGAAGTCGGGCCACAGCCGCTGCACCGCCAGGGCGAGCTGAACCTTGTCCGCCTTGCCCGACCCGAAGATGGCCAGCTTCAGCGAGGTCGGCGGCACGATCGCCACCGGCACTTCCCGGCGGATCAGCCCGCCCGCAACGAACCAGAACAGCGCGGCCCGGTCGATCAGGCTGCCGGCCTTCGGCCCGGTGAACAGCCCCTCGATCACGGCCAGGTCACACACACCGGCGTGGTGCAGGATGCCGTTGCCCAGCTCGGTCAGCCTCGCGTGCCGCTCGACCAGCGACGCGGCTCGCTTGCCCTTGGACGTGATCGTGTCGGTGACCATCTTGGTGCCGCGGCTGGTTTCGAGGCAGATGGCGATGCCGGTGCAGGTGAGGGAAAGGTCCAACCCGGCGCATTTCACTTCGCCACCTGCTCGTCGGCCGACTCGAGCTCGCGGCGGCGCTTACCGAACCGCGCCTTGAGCACCTCGTTCCAGGCACCGGCCGCCTTAGCTCGCTCGTAGGCCATCGTCAGGTCGAACACCGTGCTCACGTACTCGCAGGTCACCGTGAAGTCTTCGACCACGCTGCCCGCCACGATCGAGTTCTTGCCCCGGGCGTTGCGCCACTCGTAGCAAGCCCGCGCCACCTCGGCGGCCAGGGCGTACTCGGCGAGGTCGACCCAGTGCAGCCGAGCTTGCCCCGACCCTGACGCGACGTGGAAGATGACCGCCCAGTCCTGGCGCGGCGGCTCGTGCTCCCACGGCGTGCGGAGCTTCTGGATCGGGTCGTACGGAGTGCCAGTCGCGTACGCCCAGCACTGAACCCCGAACTTGGACCCGGCGAAGTCCATCGACCCGGACGTCTTCACGTCCCCGATCAACACCGAGCCCGGCTCGATGACCGCGACCGTGTTGCCGCCCTTGTCCGTGACCGGCAGCGGAACCAGCACCTCGACCGCCCGGTCCAACGTGCCGGCGACGCGGTGGTCGTCCTGCACCACGAACAGCTCCGAACTCAGTACGCGGAAGCCCTCGGTCAGCTTTCGGTACGCGGCCAGGTCGGGGCGCCACTGCTCCGGCAGGTGCCCGGGGTCGCGTCCGAGGTCGACCATCTCGAACACGTCGTGCAGGCTCGTGCCGATTGAGGCCTTCGCGCCGGACTCGACGACCTCCATCGCGTCCTCGCACAACTGGTCGAGTTTCCTCTTGGCCGCCTTCGCCTCGGCGGCCTCGCCCTCGAGCCCGACCTCGGCCCGAGTCACCGCAAGGCCAAGGTCGGACCGACGGGCGATGCCGCGAGCGACTTGGCGCAATTTCCATAGGTCGAGGAGCTTGCTGCTCTCGAGCGGAGAGCCGTAGGAGGACGCTCGGCGATAGCCGACCTCCTTCGAGCCATCCGGGAGCATGATCTTTGGCCGCTTCCATTGGTCGCGGTTGTTGTCGATCGCTTGCGCGAACGCGAACTTGCGCGCGGCGACTGGGTCGGTGGGTGCGGGTGTTGATGTTGACTGGCTAGCGCCCTTGATCATTTACTGGCTCCTCGGCTTGATCTTGAAATTGATCGGTGCGGGTTGCTGCGGCCCGTGCGCCCCTCCCTTAAGGTCGGGGCGCCCGCCGCACGGGGTGGCCCAGCGATCACCGCACGAACCCGCACGGACCCGCACGTGCAGGTCAGAGGCACCGCACGAACCCGCACGGACCCGCACGGCCGTGCGGAATTGGCACCCGCACGATCTTCATTCGATCTTGGATTCACCCGCACGTGCAGGTCAGAGGCACCGCACGGACCCGCACGAAATGATCTTGCGACATAACCGCAGGTCAGGGCGTTGCGAAGTGGATCACTGTTGGATCTTGAAACAGGGGTCATTCGGGGTCCCCTTCACGCTGTTCCCAGACGTGATTTCCGGTCTTGCTCGCGCCCTTCACTGGGTGCAGTCGGTCCAGGTCGATGAGCGATTGCCAGGCCCGCTGGACGGTGTCCTCGGACCACCGCGGGTCGCCCTTCTCGTCCGTGTAGAGACGGAAGACCGCCTTGCGCGCTTGGGTCAGGCTGAACCCGACGGACCCCCTCGCCGAGTACCGCATGAACCGGGCGAGGGGCTTGATTGCGTTCGCGCCCTTCCCGCTGAACACCTGGATGTCGTCCGGCAAGATCGGCTGCAGCGGGTCGTTCCAGTTGTCGTCACGCTCGAAGTCCGGTGCGACGGCCCTGATCTCGTCCTCCTCCAGGGGGACGCACACGGCCGGGGGGTCCACGTCCGGGCCGTGCAGCACGGATGGGACCTGGACCAACTTGAAGGCCCACTGCGTGCCCTCCGAGCCCGACTTGTCCCGGGTGACCTCGACGTAGCGGATCCCGTTCTCGTTCGTGACGCGAACCTCGGTCTCGACCCCGCCCTTCTGCGCGTTCGAGCCACGTACGCGAGAGTCATCGGTCAGTCCGGAGTGATCGATCAGCACGACGGCGGCGCCCTTGGCCGTGTCGCGGATGCGGTGCAGCACGCGCAGCATCTGCCCGTAGTCGTCGCCCTGGCTCTCCTTGCCGGCGAACATCAGGTTCTTTGTGTCGAGCACGATCAGGTCGGGCTGGTCGCGCTCGACCAGATGCATGTACTGGCTCGCGCCCGCGTCGGTCAGCAGGATCGGCGTCGGCAGGACCGAGAACCACTCGTCCAGCTCCGCGACGTCCACGTCGTGGTACTTGAGCCATGCCTGCGTGCGCAGCATGTTGGTGGCCTGGCCCTCGGCCATGATGTAGTGCACCTTGCGCCGACCGAGCGAGCGGCCGCGCCAGTGTTTGCCGGTGGCCAGGCACAGCGCGATGTCGAGCACCAGGAAGCTCTTGGCCGCCCCGGGCGCGCCGAACACCACGCTCAGCCCGTCGCGGTAGAACATCCTGGGCACCAGGTACTCCGGCGCCGGCGAATCCAGGAACTCCGACGCGGACAGCAGCCGCAGCGGCTCGCGCCCCTCCAGGTCGAGCTCGGCCCTGACTTCCCGCCGAAGCCGCTCCTTGCGCTTCTCGGCCGCCTTCTCGCGCTGGTAGGCGGCCTCGAGCACGTCCGTGTCAGACGGGTCGTCCGGGTCGAGAACGACCCACGGAGAGTCATTGGCCTGCGTACGGGCCTCGTCGTAGACGATCGTTCGGTCGTCGTCGTTCGGATTGGCCCGCCACACTTCGCGCACCGCCTGTTTGACCTGGCGCAGCATGGTGACCTCGTCGATCAGCTCGCAGTCCACCAGGCGCCAGCCGTCCAGCGCGGCGAGGTAGAGCGAGTGCCGGAATGCCTCCCCGTTGGGCTTCAGTCCTTCCGGAACGGCCAGGGTGGAGACGGCGGCCAAGTGGCGCTCGTACTGCGCGCGCAGCACGTCCTCCGTGCCGTAGCGCGGATCGTTGTTCCAGTCGCCTGACCGAGAGGACGTCGCGCCGCCGGCCGAAACCAGATCCAGCTTCCGCTTCGGCGACGTACGTAACTGCACTTTGATCCAGTCGGGCAGCGGCGCCGGCATGGCGAACGCATCCTCGGCCTCATAGACGTGCCCGGACCAGTGCACCGAGCCAGCGGCCATGACGTAGCCGCCGCTGCCCTTGCCGCCGCGTACGTCGATGTGCCAGTCCTCGAGGGCGCCGGCCGAGTTGCCGAACTCGTTCCGAGGGTCTTCGAAGTAGTAGTGCCAGCCCCGCGAGGTGCGCACTCGGTAGGTCAGGGGCACCCCCTCGCCGATGGATGCCGCGAGCTTCTCTAGCGCGCCGAGCGTGTCCTCATCCAGTACGAGCAGGCCGGATGGTCCGCAGGCCAGCCCGACGTTGCGGAGCTGGCTGCCGAACCAGAGGTTCAACATCCCGTCGGTTGGCTCGGACGCGGTCATCGTGCCCCAACCGCCGACGGGGTGCTTGCCCCGCTTGTCCGACGGACAGTCTCCGAACTTCTCCCGGTTCTCCTGGCACTTCTTCCCAGTGCCGGCGCAGACCGGGATGAGGGGATGGTCCGCCGGGAACGGGCGCCAACCCCGGGTGGCGACCATGTCCGCGACTCCGCGCGCATGTACAGGTAGGTGCTCCACGGCCGCGCTCACGTCCCGAACCGCTCGGATCGTGCAGCCCTGTACGCCGCGTCGATGTGACGCCCCTCGAATGGTGCGTACGTCTTGTAGCCCGCGCCGTACTCGCTGCCCTCGTGTGCGCCGTACAGCGCCAAGTGGCACTTAGCTGTGCCCATCAGGGTGTGAGCCATGTTTTCCTGGCACCAGTGGCGCTGGCTACCCAGGGAGCAGTAGGACTCGTCTCCCCACGGGTCCGCCGAGTCGCAGAACGCAACTGGCCACGTGCGCGGCTCGATCCCGTACGCCATCAACGGGGATTCCCAGGTGCGCATCTGGTCCGCGTAGCTGCGAGGCATCCCTCGGGCCACAATCAGGGGTGTATGAGACTCGGCCGCGAGCGCTGCGTGGCGCGCGTCGATCGGCGAGTTCGGCGGCTTCACCTCGAACCACTGGTGATAGCCGTAGTTCTTGATCTGAGGGATGGAGATTCGGAAGTCCGGCAGGTACTTCCCGGCGGACGTCTCGAACCCCTCCGGTTCGTGTTCCCATTCGACGCCCATGCGGTCAAAGAAAACCGCCCAGCGAGCTTCGCTTCGAGACCGGAACAGGCAGCCCGCGTACTCGGTCTCGATAGCCTTGATCCCGTTCACGCCGCACGCTCCCGCTCGGCCGCCGGCGCCACGTACGCAGCCAGCTCACGACTGTTGATGGGCCTGGGTGCGTACTCGTCCGCGTGCCGGTCGCGTAGCGCGAAGTCGAACTTCCAACCGCTCCCCGGCCGCCGGAGCCAGAACACAATCACCGCCCGGCGGTCCGCGTGCATTGCCCGCAGCAGCACGCCGTCCACCGTCTCGACGGTGGTGATGCGCTTGCGTTTGCCGTTGCCGTCCGGCTCCGGCGACAAGCCCCCGAACGGACACGCAAAGGTGTCGAACTGCAGATCGGTCCGCCAGCCCTCGAGCTTGCGCAGGAGCGACCGGGCGGCGGGCGGCAGCTCTCCCTCGGCGCGCGTGTTTGTACCAGCGTCGGGGTGCTGGTCAGATAGCGGTGGCACGGGAGGTCCGCCTTCGGTGTCGGTCGTCTCCCGGTGTTGGCGCACTAGGAGGCTGATCAGTTAGGAAGGGAGGCGAGCCGGTGGGGTCTCGTGGGTTGCGGTTCCCCACCGGCCTGCCGCGTCGTGCCTAGTCGATCCGAAACACTTGCTTGATCTTTCGAACATCGCTCGGCTCAGCGCTGTGCAACATCGCGTGGAGCTGTAGCAAGATGAGCCCAATCCACTCCGGAGCTGGGACTTGGCCCTTTACCTCAGGCAGAGCCATCTCGCGCAATCGCGCTTCGATCTCCTGGGCCAGGAAGAACCGGGCGCCGACGGGAGTGTCCCGCCACGTCCGGACCTCGCTAGCCTTTTTGATCGACATCTCAGAACGGGGCCTCGTCCGAGTCGACCGGCGAGTCCACCGGCACTACCTTGAACCCGTTCGCCTTAGCCAGCGCCGCCTCGGCCAGCGCCACGTCCCCGGCGTGCTCGGCCTGCAGACCCACGGCCTTGCGGGTGCCGTACACGTCCAGGCGGCCCACCACGTCGTCGCCGACCTCCTGCAGCTTGTTCCGGATCCCCGCCTTCAAGATCCGCTCGTCCTCGTACACCGTGCCGGCCATCGAACCGGTCAGCACGATGACGCGGGCCCGGACAGCGGCCACCTCACCGTTGCCGAAGTCCTTGGGCGGCTCGATCGCCTTGACGGTGCAGACGACGGCCGCGTTCTCCGCCGCCAGTCCCGCCCAGTCGATGTAGTCCGAGTCGACCGTGGTTGAAGCACCCTTGAGGGCCATCTTGATCTCCTGTTTCTCTCACTGCCCGCGTCCGGCGGATGCCGGCCGGGGTGCCTGTTGACGGGCCCGTGTGCAGGCCCGTTCGAATGCCGACAACGTCATGCCGAGCTGATCCGCTGCCTCGCGGCGGACGCAGCCCCGGGCCCGCAAGATCTGCCACTCGGCCAGCACGTCGCTGCTGCGCCGGATCTGCCGCTCGAAGTCGAAGTGCGACCCGCGCCAGTGGTGTTTGCCGTAGCAGGAGGTGCACAGCCCCCGCGCCGCGTGCCGGTCGAGCACCCGCCCGCACTCGTCCGCGCACATCACGCCGCACCGTCCACGTCCGCGACCGGCAACATCCGCCGCACCTCCGTGGGCGGTACCCGCCACTGCTCGCTCACCGACCCGTCCGCCCCGATGAGCAGCGCCGGCCCGGACGCCGAGAACTGGATCAGCACCTTGCCGGCGTCCGGCCCGTGCCGAAGAACCCAGGTGCGCGGGAACGTGCTCACCGCAACACCCCCGCCCGCAGCGCCAGCAGCACCGCGTGCGCCCGGTCGTTCGCACCGATCAGCCGGTACAGCAACTTCAGCTCGCGGGTGACGATGGACGTGGACACCTTCATTCGCTCACCGATCTGCGCGTTGGTCATGCCCTCGGCGACGAGTTCGAGGATCCGCACCTGGCGTGCGGTCGCGGTGACGCTCACGCCGCCATCTCCACTTCCGCCGCCAGCAACTCCGCCAGCTCGCGCCCAGCTCCCGTGAGCTGCCAGAAGATCGCCGGCCGGCCGCCGCCCTGGTTGCCGATGCCCGGCACCTCTTCGACCACATCGACCAGACCGTAAAGACGCAGCTTCACGAGCCAGCGCGCCGTGTTGCCCTGATCCTGTTTGGTACGCTGCGCGATTTCGCCCCCGTAGCTGCTGCCGTCGCACCAGAGCGCGCCGAGCACGGCCGCGATGCCGGGCGATGGACGGCGTCGGTCACCGAACTGGCCATGGGTATTGCGGGCGGTGATCCAGAGGCGTTCGATGTCTGCGGTCACGCCGCCACCTCGCCGTCACCGAGGAACCGCGCGTAGACATAGCCGTGCTGGGCATAGGCCTCGAAGTCACCGGCGGGCCGGAACGCGTACAGCGCACCGCGGTTGATCTGGCTGACTGTGCACCGAGCTCCGTCGCGGGTCTTGCGCACGACCAGCAGGCGCCACTCCCCGCGGTTCGCGCGCAGCTGCTCGGCTTCGGCAGCCCAGGACACCCGGTTGACTCCGCCGACCAGTAACCCGGAGGTGTTGGGCGCCATCACGCCACCGGCCTTAGCCCGGTAGCCCACTCGAACCGCCGAGCGCGGTCGACGTCGTCCAGCGCCAGGTAGTAGTTCGTTCCCCTGATCTCGACGATGACGCCGTCGGTGGTGTAGTTCCCGTAGTAGCCCTGGATTACGCCGATGCCGAACTTGGTGAACACGACGTCGTTCTTGCTGAAGTCACGCATGACTCTCTCCTTGCGCAAATGCGTGTTCGAGCCACGCGGCTACCAGGTCGGCGTTACGCAGCGACACGGGAAAGCCAGTGCCCTCGAACTCGCCAAAGGTCAACTTGACGGGGAAGGTCTCGTGGCAGAGCGGGCAGGGAAGCGTCGTCTCAGCCACGGTGAAAGCCCCCGTGGCTGTGCGCGCCCTGGTGGTGCTCGCCTACGTGATCGGATCCATGTCGTCCGGCGGGATCAGGGTGGTGTTGTGCTCCCCCGTCGGAGTGATGTCCGTCCAGGTGACGGTTCCGTCCGGATGTTCCTCGATGATCACCGTGTAGCCAGTGGCCGTCTCGTACGCGTCGATGACCGCCGTCAGGAGACGGCGCAGTCCAGCGCTCATGGCGTTGCCCTTCGTCGGGTCGAATGTGGTGTTGCCTTGAACTTCCCCCTTCGAAATTCAAGGCAACGGGCCGTTGTGTTGAACTCGGTAGCGCAAAGTCCACGACCGCGATCACCGGCTTGACCGGCGCCTGAAACAGCGGCGGTGCACTGGCCACCGGCTGCGCCGTCGACAGCTCTGGCGGCACCACGACCGCGATCGGGCCGCCGTAGAAGCTGGCCAGCACCGCGAGCCCGGCGATCGGAGCCACGGCGCCGACGAACGCGCCGAGGCCACGGTGCTCGTGCGTGGGCGCGTAGACGAGACGGTGGCGGCTCATCGGCTGATCGCCCAGAGGAACGTGCAGAGCACCGCTGTGGCACAGAGGAAGAACGTGATCCAGACGGCAGCTTGGGGCCAGGTCATGCCGCACCGTCCAGCATGTGATCGAATTCCCCGGACTTGATCCCATCCACCAACACGCGGAAGGCGTGGTTGGTGTCGGAGATCCACTCATCGGGTCGCTCGGAGTTGCGGATCACGATGTTCCCGGTGAGGTCTCGGATCACCTGGAAACATCCGCCGTTCCCTGACCCCGAACCTTTCTGCCACTTGCTCATGCCCCGTTCCCCCTAGCCGTCTTGACCTGCACCGCGAGGTCGATCAGGAACCTCGTCGAGAAGTACGCGCCGGTGGCCAGCGCCATGCCGACCAAGATCCCGCCGGTCATCGCCAGCGCCCTCCACCCGAGCGGGTTCACCGGTTGCCCCTGCGCTTGAGGTAGCGCCCGGTCAGCGTGGCTACCCCGAGCAACCCGACCGTCGCGCCGAGCAGGAACGAGCCGGTGGCCACCGCGACGGTCTTCATGACTCGTCGCCCATCAACAGCAGCTGCCACTCCATGTCCAGCAGGACTTGGTCGTCCTTCGGGGGCGGCATGACCTTGATCGGAGAGGAGAACAACCGCCCGATCTTGATGCCCTTGCCGATAGCGATGCCCAGGGCCGCGCCGCCGACCAACCAGAACACGATTCCTAGCAACATCACTGACCCTGCTCCCTGTCTTGACGGTCGCGCCGCGCCTGCTCTAGCGCCTGCCAACCGCGGACAGCGGTGTCCACGCCCATCCAGATCACGACGCCCACGCCGGTGAGCAGCAGCAGCACGATCAGCCACGCGGCCACGATCACGACGACGTTCATGTCGTCGCCCCCTTCAGGACGGACCGCGCCATGGCCACTGCCGCTTCGGTGTTCGCGGTGAGGCGGCCCTCGTAAAGCTCGCGTAGGGCTACCGCGATCTGCTCGCGCTGCGCGGCCGCGATCTCGGAGCAATCGAAAGCGAGGTACTGCGCCGCGGCGTACAGGTCGGTTTTGTAGTCGCTCACGCTGCTGCCCCCGTCTCGAGCGCAGCGGCTGCCTTCGCGGCCAGCCGCACGTCACCGAGCACCTTGAGCAGCGCTTCAGCGATCTCTTCCATCAGCCGGGCGTCGTCCTCGACGTCGAACTCGAGCGACCGGTCACGGCCGAACTCGAGCGCCACGACCCGGCGGTTGTTGTGAAAGGTGATCTGGTCGGTGAGCTGAACCCATTGGCCGCCCCGGGTGTGCTTGCCGACCAGGGAGACGGGCATCCATCCGCTGCTCACGCGGCACCGCCGATGACCATTGCCGGGTAACCCTCGGGCGGATCAGGCACAAACATGAACCAGCCGTCGGGCAGCTCGCGGAACGTAACGTCGGAGGTGTGCCCCTCGGTTGCCTTCCGCAGCGCACGCGCCGCGTTCTTGCTCGGGGCCAAGTAGCCCGCTGGGGCGTTGCGGTAGTCCAGCCTGACCGAGTACTTCCACTTGCCGGTGTCGGTGAAGACCTCGGCTGGCACCCTGGCCAGCCAGGAGCCGAGGAGTTGCTGGACGTCGCGCCCGTTAGCTAGCTCAGTGGCGATGGCGTCGGCGAGCTCGGCCCGGGTGCTCACGCCGCACCGTCCAGCAGGAACGTCTCCGCGTCGGCCAGCACGCCGAACACGTGCTCGTCGGTGTCGTGGCCGGTGCAGTAGTTGGCGAACACGTCCCAGCACTCACACTCCAGGACAGCGCCACCTGGACGGACATGCAGCTGGCTGGCTACCTCGATGAGACGTAGATCGATCATCTTGCGGACCACCTGCTGCGCGTTCACGCGGAGATCCGCATCAGGTGCCCGAAGCACTTCGCGCAGCACGGCCCGGCCACGTACCCGGACGAGAGTGGGGCCGGCCGACGCTCCGGCGACTCGAAGTCGAGGCCGCAGGCCACCCAGTAGTGCGTGTTGTCGTTGGCCAGGAACGCCCAACGCAGGGCCCGGTGTACCTCTGACCAGCTCGGGTCCGTATCGCGGACGGCCATCTCGGAGGTGTGCACGTAGCCGAGCTCGGTGACCCGGCGAATCACGGCGGTCACTCCGACACCGCCGGCGCCAGGTCCACGCCTGTCTTGCAGAACGTGGCGGCCTCGAACCCGATGGGCGTCTCGGCGCGCACGTAGGTCACGTCGTGGTGCGTGATCTGCGTCCGCGGCACGGCCGTCTTGTCCGCTACGCCAGTGAGGCGCTCGCTCGGCGACTTCTGGGTGACCGTGTTGTCGGACGCCGGCTTGGGGCGCGGGCGGGGACTCGGGGGCGTCACGCGGCACCGAGCCGGTGCTTGCCGCCGTTACGCTGGGCCTTTGGGGTAACCAGGAATGTGTTGCTGGTACCTACGTGGCCGGCGAGACGCGACTGGTGAGCGCCTCGGTGACGCAGGGCCACCAGACGGTTGATGTTCGTCACCAGGTGTAGCGCGGTCAGCGGCTGAGCTATTAGGGTATGCATAGCGGGCGGTCGTACCTTCCTGGTCGGTGTGCTCGTTACGAGGAAAAGAGAGCCGTTTCTGCTGCCTAGGCGGGCGGCTCTTTTTCGTGCGTGTAGGTCAGGCGGTCATCCGCTCACCGCGCATCCATGCGTTCACCGCATCCCGGTGAACGCGCCAGATTCGGCCTTTGCCGCGTTGGTGGCCCAGAAGATCACCGCTCTGCAGCGCGAGGTAGATCTCGGTGCGCGAGACGCCGGTCATGGACTGGACTTCGGCGGGTGAGAACCACACGCGGCCGATCACTGAGCTGTCACTGTCTGTCATCTTCACCTGCCTCGGAGGGGGGCATTTTGAGGATCCTGAGGGGTCCTTAGATGTGCCAAACAGTATCGAGCTGTGTCGAGGAGTGTCAAGCGTTGATGTCAAGTTGTGTCGGTTGGACGCTAGCACTCCTTGACAAAGATCCGGACCTACCTAGACATAGGCGCCCTTGCGTTTGACATCTCCGCAGGTCAGCCTTGGTCAATGGGCAGCGACGGGGACCTTCTGAGGGCTGCGCGCGAGCGCCTACGCCTGACTCAGGGGGAGCTGGCATCCAAGGTCGGAGTTAGCCGGGCAACGGTGGGTAGCTGGGAAAAGGGCACCCCACCCCGAAGTAGCCTTGGCCTGATACGCGAGGTGCTAGGGCTCGACGAGCACCTTCAGCCGGCCGGCTCGGGGGAGACCATGAACTTCGCCGCGATGACCAACGGCGAGCTCGTGGCGCGCATGAACACCCTGGTCGCGCAGCTGAACGTGATGTCGGTCGAGGTGGCACGCCGGTTGAAGGATGGCGACTTCGACACAGTCGACCAGGCCGCTGCCAGCAAGGCTGGTTACTCACAGCGACTAATCAACGGCCGGTTCATCATGGACGTCGAAGACATCGAGCTGGACCCGCCGGACGACGAGGCGGGCAGCGCCGAAGGATCTTCCGTTAGTCAGTGATGGAACTAAAGTCGCCGTGCCGTGGGTACGTTGTGATACTAAAGTGACTACCCATTCGGCCTATAGCGGTACCTCCGGGCGAGTGAGAAGTTAACGCTTCTATTACATCGCGCAACTATCCGGAGCGCCAACATTGTCCACTGATGCGTACTACCCCACCCTCCCAGCGCAGTGGCTCACCGAAGCCGTCCTGCGGAATACTGGATACACAGTCGAGGTAAACCCCTTCCTCGAAGCCACCGCTGCAGTCGACCGCGAACGCGGTCTCATCGAAGTTCGCCCGGGCCTTACCTTCCCCCGCTTCCACCTGTCCCTGTCCCGGGCGGCCCTGTTCACAGTCTTCGATGAGACCGTGGTCCCCGAGTTCCGGCCGGCCCACGAGTTGCCTGAGGGGGTGACGCGCCTACACTCCACCCTCACTGGCGGCATCGATATGCGCTACTCCCTGACCAGCTAACCGCCGAGGTTGCGATGGCGTGGACTGAAGAGCTAGCGCCCAACTCGAGCGGCACAGTCCGGTTCCGGGGCGCCTATCGCAACTCCGACCAAGAGGTGCGACGCAAGACCTTTGATCACAAGAACGCCGCCCTGAGATGGGCGTACGCCGAAGAACAGAAAGTCGCAGAAGGCTCTCGCCGAGACCCCGCGAGAGGTCGCCTCACCTGGAGCGCCTGGTGCGCACGGTGGTGGCCGACCCGGCGAATGGAGTCAGGCACCGCGAACTCGCAGATGAGCATGCGTGATCTCTATGTGCTGCCCCGCTGGGGCGACGTCCCGCTGAACAAGATCGAGCACGACGACTTGCAGGTCTGGGTCAACGAGCTGTCCAAGAAGTTATCCGCCTCATCGACCCGGCTGTGTTACTACCAGCTGTCCGCGTCGATGAAAGCCGCCGTGCCGCGGTTGCTGCCCTATACGCCGTGCATCGGGATAAAGCTGCCCACGTTGCCTTCGGCGCCCGAGCGCTACCTTACTTTTGATGAAGTCGATGCGCTGTTCTATCACCTTGATGGCGTGTACCGGCTGTTAGTCGAAACGCTGATCGAGACAGGCATGCGGATCGGCGAGGCGGTTGCGCTGCATCGGCACCGGATCAACTTCGAACAGAAGACGATTGATGTCGTGGAACGCTGGGACGGCTACGCCGGCGTAGTTAAGGCATACCCGAAAGGCAAACGTCGGCGCACCGTGCCGCTCACACCGAAGCTAGCGGGCCTGCTGCACGCCTGGTACCAGATGCGCCCCTCTGACGCCCGACGCTGCACCGTCGTCCACGACCGCGGATCGGTATGCCGTTCAGCGTTGGTGCACCCGTCACCGGGCAACGGGAAAGTCATCGACCCCAAGGACTTCTCGCTGCGGCCATGGCGCAACGCCCTGGAGCGATCCGAGATCGGGCACGCCCGGATCCACGATCTCAGGCACACCTACGCGTCACGCATTGTAACTGCCGGCGTCAGCCTGTCGGTACTGCAGGCGCTGCTCGGCCACAGCTCGATCAAGACCACGGAACGGTACGCCCATCTATTGACCGACAGCCATGATGAAGTACGGGCCGCGCTGGCCCTGCGACCCTCAAAGGGAGCAGATGAGGGAGCAAACCAGTTGACACGCCTCGATACAGCTCGGCACAAAAAGATGCAGCGGAACCTATCCCGACCAGGCAAAACGGCGAGGAACGGCACTACCGGGCACGCCTCGCCACAGGCTGAAATCTAATTTCCTATTAAGGGTGGTTCGAGCGCATCCGGGCCTGCTCCCTGAGTCCGGATGCCGCGTGACCTGCTGGGTTGCGATCTCGGACCGCCTCGCGGGAGGCGCTCCCCCGGACCCCGGGAGCAACGAGGGAGCAGGGGTCTCAGCCACGGTTGCGCTCTTCGACCTGACGACGCAGGTCGTCTAGGTCCCAGCGGTAGTGCCCGCCGGCCGTGACCATTGCCGGCTTGAACTTGTACGTGGTGACCCAGCGCCGCAGCGTCGCCCGACCGACACCGAGGGCGTCAGCCGCCTGCCCAGTCGTCAAGTAACGCTCCGTCACATCGTCAGCTTCCCACAGGCACCGGCTCGGTCAACATCCACGACACACCACCTTGGCGTGGAACCGGTCTCGTGCGTATAGTCTCACGTGAGCGGATTGAGCGCATTGAGCCGATCGCTATCCCGGGGAGCAAACCAATGACCACCGCCTATGACGAGGCACCGACCATGAACGGCAACCAGCCCACCGAGCCCACCGACCGCAAGCGCGCCCTTCGCCGCATGCGCGATCTGCTCGAGCACACCGAGCTCGGCCCGCAGCTGGCCGACGAGATCCGCGAGACGCACCTCGACCTGATCGACCAGGAGAACTCGGCCACCGGCATCAACAAGCGCCACCTGAGCAATCGGGCGCACCTGGTCGGTCTGCTGCTCGCCGCGCTGGACGAGTTCCACGGCATCGAGGCCGAGTGATGGCCTGGGGAAGCAAGCGCGAGAGCCACGCATCCTTCACCGCCCCGTCGGCCGAGTTCCAGGCCCACAAGCAGCGCAAGGCCGAGGCTGAGCGCCAGGCCAAGGCTGACGCCCGGGCCGCCGACGCCAAGAAGGCCGCCGCCGCACAGGCCAAGGCCGACCGCGACAACGAGCGCGCCATGGAACGGGCCGCCCAGCAGATCGCCGAGCGCGTCCTTCGGCACATGCAATGAACCTGGTCAACCCGGAGCAGTTCCGCCACGGGCTCATGTGGGTGGCCTTCTGGGGCATGGTCGCTTCGGCCGCAACCCTGGTGCTCGGTGTTGGGCTGGACGCTGGTTGGCACGTCTGGGTACCGGCAATCATCGCGTTCCCGCTTTGCTACCTGATCCGCGAGGCGTGTCACGACATGTGGATGGACGTCAAGGCCCCACGGATCCCTTCCACGTACACCACGCCGCGTGACTCCGACTCGGACTGGGAGAAGTAAATGGGTTTCTTCACGAAGACTCGTCACGCGTCCCGCAACCCGGAGAAGGTCCAGACCATCCAGACGCACAAGATGGGCAACTTCGGTGGCAAGGGCAAGCTCGTCACCGGGTCGAAGCTCTCGGGTGGAAAGTCCAAGAAGAACCCGCGTTAACCTGCGGGAACGTCCGAAACGGAGGGCCGGAGATGGGTGACCACTCCGGCCCTTACGCGTCAACGGACCCGAACAAATCCCCCGAGGTCGTGGATGCCGAGGCTGCGTTGGCATATGCGCGGCTGCTGCGTCGTGAGGCGCCGAACGATATTGCCCGCGATCTTGGGATTTCGAGGGCGACTTTCTATCGCAGAATCGAAATGTTGATGTTGCGACATGACCGCCCTTCTCGATCTTTGATGCAGGTGATCGCGCACGACGAGCTTGATCAACTGACGCGGATGACGATGCAGCGGCTGCAGGAAGAGTGCTCGAACCAGGACTTTGTGAAGCTGGTGGGCGAGCTGCGCCAGCAGAACACGGCGCGACTCAAGCTGTACGAAGACGCGCCGGCGAACACCGATGAGGGTGAGTCCACCGAAGAGGATTGGGACGACTGGGAGTCCGATGACCGCGCCAGTTAAGCGCCGGCTCGAAGGTCCGCCCGGCTTCCGTCCCGAGCTCTACACAGCGAAGCTGCGCCACGGCGCGTTCCGCACGCACACCCAGGAGTGCATCAACAAGCGCCGGGATTGGTGCCGCACCTCCCCGATCCTGTTCGCGCTCTACTACCTGGCACCGCACGTGATGCTGCCCGGGATGCTGCACGCGTTGAGCGATCTGCACATAGCGCTGGCCATGTCGGCGAAGCGGTGGATGCGTACCGACGTCGGCCCAAAGGAGATCCGCGACGCCTGGGTAGCGCCCCGGGACGCTGCCAAGACGACGTGGCTGTTCCTGATCTTGCCGCTGTGGAGCATGGCGTTCGGGCACCGCAAGTTCATCGTCGTCTACTCCGACACCGAGGATCAGGCGAAGCTGCACTTGGCCACGCTCAAGCTGCAGTTCGCGCAGAACGAGCGGCTGATGCGGGACTTTCCTGAGCTGTGCACGCCGATGAAGACTGGCGGCCGGGCGCTTAAGGACAACGACACGACGTACCTGGCAGCCAACGGCGCGATCATCATGGTGAAGGGGATGAACTCAGCGACGCTGGGCGTGAAGTGGGACAACCTGCGCCCGGACGCGCTGCTGTTCGATGAAGTCGAGCCCAAGAAGGGCCGCTACAACGTCGAGATGAAGCGCAAGCGGCTCGAGGATCTGATCGACGTGATCTTGCCGTGCAACTTCTCGGCGGTGGTCCAGATCGCGGGGACGACCGTGATGGCCGGCTCGATCATTCACAATCTCGTCGAGGGCGACGCGTGGGTGGCCGAGGAGAACATCACGGTCCATCACTTCCGGGGCATCATCGAAGACCCTGAGACCGGAGACGAACGGTCGCTCTGGGAGCCGAAGTGGAGCCTGGAGTTCCAGCGCGAGGAGCGGCTGCGCAACCCGCGCGGCTACGCCAAGAACTTCGACAACGCCCCGGTCGACGAGAACGGCACGTTCTGGGACGACGACGACATCACCTACGACACGCGCCTGCTCGAGCACATCACCGAGCGAATCCTGGTCGTGGACCCGGCATCGAAGTCCAAGAAGACGAACGACGAGACCGGCATCGCCATGGTGTCCTATGCCGGCAACGTGCGCCGTGTGATCGTCGAGCGGGTGATGGGTGTGCGGCTGAAGCCAGACAAGCTACGCGAGCTGGTGCACTCGATCGTCCGCAACAACGGCATCCGCCTCATCGTGGTGGACGTGACCAACGGCGGCGACCACGTGGAGAACACACTGTCGCCGCTGCCGCCTGGCGTGCGGGTGTTCCCGGTGTCGCTGCGCCGATCGAAGATCGATCGGATCACGGACTTGCATGACTGCTACCTGCGCAAGCCGCCGATGGTGGTGCACGCCCGGCCGATTTCGACGCTTGAGGCGCAGATGAAGGCTTACCCCAAGACGCTCCACGATGACCAGATCGACGCTGTGGCGCTCGGCAAGGAGTACTTCCACGGCGAGCTGAAGGCCGCTAGCTGACCTGCACGGACTTGTGACCTTGTCCCGGATCAGGTACACTTGGAAACATGCAAGACCCCCTGATGACCCTCCAGGAAGTCGCTGATTACCTCGGCATCAAGCCGGAGTCGGCTCGCAAGCTGCTGTACCGGCGCAAGCTGAAGCACGGTTACCTGCGATCTGACGTCGTGGCCATCGAGCGCGCCAAGGGCCGACGTACCGATCTCGAAAAGGACTGACCATGGACAACCCCGAGGACGAGGCCCGTTACGCCCGAGAGCGAGCACGATTCGCCCAGAAGTTCTGCCACCACGGCAAGAGCCTGCTCGAACAGTGCACCGCCTGCGAGGACGAGGAGGACAACCGATGACCGCCTTCTGGATCGGCACCCTGACCGGCACGGCCGCAGGCGGGTTCATCGCCTGGCACCTGGCCATCATCTCCGTGCGAGCCGACCGGGCCCGCCGCGGCTGGAAGCGAAAGGTCTGACATGAAGATCCGCCCCGTAGAGCTGAAGACCCCGCCGGAGAAATGCGAACGCGGGTGCGGCCGTCTGGTGGCCGTGACCCGCCGGATCGACGACGGCGCCACCCGCCTGTCCACGGTCGACAAGGCCGGGAACGTGCAGCCGGGCCCTCACAATGCTATCCACCACTGAGGAGCGAGTCGTGATCGTGAGTGTGCGTGTCCTGACCACCTGCCCGCACGGCAACCCGGAAGACGTGGAGGCCACCGACGAGCATGGCCGAACCTCGGTGTCGCTGGCCGGGCACTGCCCCGACGACTGCGAGAAGGACTAGCCATGGACGACGTCGACCGCTGTCCCGACTGCGACTACCCGCTGACGGGCAA